TCAATAACAACCTATTCGCACTTGACCGCATACAGGTCAGGACGGGTTCTGATGGTATCATCGACGCCAAGCAGCTGGTATCGATGTCATACGTTAGAAACGGTCTAATCGCCGCGAATGAAGCGAACAAGACAAGGGCATACAATGTTGCACTCGATTTTGGTTCGAAGACAGCACGAGCGCTAAATAAGTTCAGCTTCTTCATCCAGGGTGGATTTGACGGTGTCAATATCTTCAACAGGAATACATCTGACTTGACGAACACTGCGATAGTTCAGGAGATGAATGATTCTGCACGTGGTCAGGACCAGGGCCCAACAGTTAGGGCGTACAAGACGGCGCTCAACATCATGGGTAGCGTTGTTGATGTTGATATCAAGCTTCTTGCAATCCCAGGCATCAGGCATCCGATTGTGACAGATGCTGCAATCACGACCGTTGAAAGCGATAGGTTCGACGCGATGTATGTCATGGATATCGAGGAGGTCGATACCATGAACGTTGATGTGACAAGCTCGTTGCAGGATATCAATGTTTTGAACACTGCGACAAACTTTAGCCTCAGAGGTATCAACAGCAACTTTGCTGCTAGCTACTTCCCGAATGCAATCATGCAGAACCCATTCACACAGCTTCCGACGGAGGTTCCTCCGTCTGTCGTCGTTCTCGGTGCCATGGCACTGAATGATGCAGTCGCACATCCGTGGTTTGCACCCGCTGGTTATGCCCGCGGTGCGCTACAGACGACAGATAGGGCTGCTGTGGGTCTTCTAAGGGAGAACATGGATGTCCTTCAGGATGCACACATCAATCCGATTGTGAGCTTCCCTGGCTCTGATGGCGTTGTCATCTGGGGTCAAAAGACATTGCAGGCTGCTGCATCTGCGCTCGACAGAATCAACGTTAGAAGATTGATGATTGATTTGCGTCGTCAGGTCAGGCAGGTCGTTAATGGATTGCTCTTTGAGCCCAACAGGGAGGCCACGCTCACGAGGTTCTCTGGTCAGGTTGTTCCAATTCTTGCAAGAATACAGGAGCAGCAGGGTATCAATCGCTTCAAGGTGAAGATTGATACTACGACGACGACACAGGCAGACGTGGAAAACAATACTATCCGTGGAGTTGTGTATGTCGAACCCACAAGAACGGCCGAAGTTGTGTCGATTGATTTCGTTCTGACGAATGCTGGCGGGGCAGTTTCATAAGATAGCATCAATACAATTGAGTGTGTTTAATAAACGAAAGATGATTTAAGCTGTTAAGTCAAAATTATAGTCGTTGCTTAGCAGACGGTTCTACCAAATCATCTCTAATGCATCGAAATGATATACCATGGAAGCCTTCATATCATCGACTTGGCTGTGTCCTGCATCATCGTCGAAACAATGACATACGTCTAAGATACAATCATCGATATGATTGATGTCAATACATACGCGACGATAGGACTTCATGATGATGTTCGACTGGGTGATGTGACCGTTGATGACCTTGTGCAACCTCGCTTCTGGGAGATGCGTCGTTTCATCGTAGACTTCGGAAGGTCGATGAACATGAACGCTGATATCGAGCGTGGTGACGCTGTATACATCACGAATGGATTCGGTGATGAGGGTGATGGGCCGTGGCTACTGTCGACGATAGATGATAAAAATGGATACTACACACTCATTAATGACGCGGGCCAGATATTAAGATGTCCAATGCGTGCATCATCTATGCTTTTATTTAAGGATGTTCTTAGACTATCTAGATGACGTTTTAACATCGATACGCATATAGTTATCGGTTGGCCATGGCACAACTACGACTCGGGGTCAGTTCATTCAGAAATATGCTTCGCAACCTATTGATGCTTGAGGCTGCAGATGAGTCATCAATCATTGAGAAGGCTGACGCTCTTGACAAGATGCTACACTCAATACCCGATGGCTACGTGCCTGGAGCTGACATCTCTCCTGAACAGCTCGCCGCCTTTGACGCTGCATCACGTGAATATGCACGTCTTTCTGGTCAACGTCCGATATCGATTGATGCTGCATTTAAGATGCGAAACGATGAACGTATTGATACGATGCTGAGGTCATACCATACAGACGAACGTCGTCCACAGATGAAAGAGCCAGGTGCTGGTGTTCATGCAATCAAGCAGGCTCCTGCAGTCAAGCCAATCACGAAGGATTACACTGGTCAATCACGGCAGGCACCGTATGTGATGCCGCCGAAACGTGTTGAGATTACACCAAGTGACCTAAAGAAGCGCAATCCAGCGGCGTTCGGCGCTATCCCAGTAGAGGGTCGCATTGAGATGAGGGGCCCATACATTGTGCTGCATCCGAAGCAGGCGTCTGCAAGGATGATGGTATGGGCTGGTGTTCCGCCGAAGGGCGAACCAAAGATACGAGACCAAAAGACAGGAAAGCTCATCGATAATCCACACTACGTTCCTGAAAAGCCACGTACGTGGCGCACTGTCGATGAACTCACACGGGCACAAAGAGAAGCGCTTGGATACATCGACCCACGTGATAAGGGTGATTTTCCACGAAAAGAACCCACGAAATACGGACAGAAGCCAGAACTCGAGGACAATCCATCAGTTCGTATCAGGGGTGGTGGTGGAGGCATCCTAGAACCTGAGATAATGGGAAGCACACCTGCAGCTTCAGGGCCAGGTGGCTCTCCATCACATGCAGCCTCAGCAGCTGTTAGAAATGCACAGATTGCGAAGGGTATCAAGCCAGACCTTGAGTCGATGGACATCAATGAACTAGAAGCACTACGTGCTGTTGCTGTACGTCATGCTAAATCATCGACAGATGCCACAGACGCACGCTTCGTGCGAAACATAGATGCAGTCATAAGGTCACGACTTGCAGGCGTTAAACCGACGAAGGGTCACAAGAGATGAAGTTTAAGAAAATGAATATTCGTGATGTGATTCACATGCACGTTAGAGAATTGCTTGAGGCTGAAGAGAAGCCGAAAGAAAAATCAGATTTCATGAAATCCATTGAGGATAAAGCAGCTACGTTTTTCTGTCCAAGACATCATCTTCCCTTGAAACCGAAACTCGTTAAACGAACGAAAATCGAACCCGGCACGAAGGAAGCAGAAGACGCAAAGCGTGAAAAGATAGCGAAAAACTTTAAGGGCGTCATACCACCGACATCACAGAGTACAGAGTTAACGTCGAAGGGAAAAATCAACAATAATGGGTGGATGGTCAGGTGGTACATGTGTCCCTTGGCTGATGACACCGTCGACCCGAAAGACATTAAGAATGCATACTGGCTAGATGATGCAGGCAACATTGTTGAGCCGGGTGAAGAACCAGCTCCTGGTCGCAAGCGCGCACGTCCTGAGGCATATAATAAGTGGGCAAGGGAACTCAAGACCGACCCAAGCACAGGAAAAGAGCGTTGGGTCTCCGTCGAGCAGACTGCACGTTGTGATTATCGTGTCACTCCCCAAAAACAGTTTCCTGGACAAAAGGTACCGAACGTTGCTGTGGGTGAGGTCGCAATGGAGATGGGATACGCAGACTGGCAGGGCTCAGGTCCGCCACATGGTGAATCACCCGCCCCTCGTTCACAGTCAGGTGTCCGTGCGATAGTCTCTGCTGGTGGAGACAAAGAGACAATCATTAAGAATCTCAAAGAAAAGGGATATGGACCCCTTGTTGACGCAATCAAGAAGATGGAAAACGATGGATTCCATATGGAGAAAATCGTTCATTATGAAAAAGCTGACGCTCCATCATCGCTTTCGCCTGGTTTCACAAAGGGTCTAGAGAAAGATGCACTCGCTGGTCAGACGCTACACAGCGTCGATCGCTCAAAACCCGCACAATCATCAGCAGGAAAAAGCCCACACCTGGGTGGAACAGTAGACTCAGAAAAAGCAGGCTCTTCAGATGCAGAACCTCTTCAATTGCCGAAGGCTTCTGCTGAACCAATCTTTAATACAAAGTCAAGCCTTTCAGGTGCAACGTCTGTTGGACAAAAGTCGTACATTGATAAGAGTGCAGGCCGAAAACTCGAGGGATGGAGCAAGGCAAAGCTACAATACTCACCAGACGGAAAGCCTCTGTTCACGGGCGACGATGTTCATTATCTTGCCTACTACCTTCCGATGGGATTGCAAAAACGATTGAATAAGGCCGCTGAAGAGAGTGGCTCAACAGAAAAGAAGAGCGTGTATGGTTCTTCTCCATGGCCGAAGGGCGACGACATCCAGGCGCTGTTTTTTAAGCTTGGTTGGGATATGCCAGACAAGGCCGAACGTCATGTTGTGATGTCTCCTCAAGAGAAATCAACGCTTGCAAAGAAGGCGCCCGTTGTTCATGGTGGTCATCAGGCTGTGGTTCGTCGTGCTGGTTCATCTGACATTGAGCAGCTCGAGGCTGAACCTCTGTCAGCCTCTGGTCTTGATGATGATGACGATGACGCCGACGGCAGCACAGATGATATTGAGATGTCGAAGATGGCACAGATGAGGAAGTTCATACAGTCTCTATCACCTGAAGATTATGAACCTGCGCAGAAAAAGAAATTATCTCCTGAGGAAGAGCTGTTGAAGCACCTCGGCTCGAAGGGCAAAAAATGAAATTAGGCCAACTACGAAACATCATTAGAACGATGCTTGTCGAAAAGCATCCTGGGATGGCACGTTCTGAGATGTATTCACACATCCAGTTTGACCCGAAGAACGTGTCATTCACAGACAGATGGGACAGACCGATTCCGGGACCACAATCAATGGAGCTTCGTGCACTTCGTGATTGGATTGAATCAAATCGTGTTGAAACGATTGAGGTTAGAGGAAAACGATTCTCACCCAGGTCATTTTTGGCAAGGATTGCACAGGCACATCAACCACCCGAGGGTAAGGCGATTCCTATCGTAAAGGGTGAGCCAGTACATGAAAATGCATCAAAATTCATCGATGCGTTGCATCAGCTTGTGAATGAAGAACTGTGATTAAGATAATACGCACACAGAAGTCATGCTAAGCATGCATATCATTATGTCGATGATTGTAAAATGTTGACTGATGGATAGTTATTGTCGATGACCAAACTGGCATCAGTGCTGTCGATGAACAGCAGGAGTGATTAAAAATGGCTGAAACACTTGATGTCAGCGACATGATACCGAACGCCTTCGAACCCAAAAGAAAGTTTAGATGGATATTACGTGTTGAGGGTATCGATGCCTTCCTCGCAAAGAGCACTGCGCGCCCACAACGCGTCTTTGAAGAGATTGCAGTCGATTGGATTAACAGCAAGCGCTACCTCGCTGGTAAGCATGACTGGCAACCGATGGCGATTGAGCTCTATGACCCAATCGCGCCGTCGGGGGCACAGCAGGTTGAAGAGTGGATTCGTTTGAACTTTGAGAGCATCTCTGGTAGAGCTGGCTACGCTGACTTCTACAAGAGAGACATTCAACTTTTGATGCTGGACCCAGTCGGTACGGCTATAGAGCTTTGGGAGATCAAAGGTTGTTGGCCGAAAGACATCAACTATAACGAACTGTCTTACGACAATAATGATGCTGCTACAATCACTATGTTAGTGAGATTCGATAACGCGTGCTTACAGTACTGAGTTGCTATTGTTTGGTGTCATGTACCACAGCATGATATTATAATGATTAATGGTGCTAAATCTTGTGCACCATAATCAATGAGACCGCTCAAGACATTAGCATGCCCAATTTGCTCTTTATCGTTTAGCAAAGAACCTACATTATCTTTACACCTTAAAACGACACATAACATCGTCGATGAAGAGAGACGCCAATCACGTTGCAATGATATCGTCCCATCACGTGTGATATTCTATGTAAATGGTGGAAGGAGCTCTGTTCACTTTTCTATATTATGAAACCGTGAATCATAGTAACGGTTTTGAGTTCAAGACAGACGTCGGTATCTTTTTGCAGACGGTTGATTTACCAGATTTACCAGACGTCTGGCTCGGGCATCAGTTCATCAAATTTTTGTCATTATCTAAGATGAATGTTGTAACGTGGTCTTACACACGCATGTATAACATTACGGTGCTTGAGAACATATGATTGATGCCTCAAAGCTTCGATTGGGAGACCTCGTGTTCATCGACAACGAGCCATGCATCTTCATCAGAAGCTCGATTGAACAACATGGTAAGATTTTTTCGTGGTACACTGTTCTTACATCTGATGGATTTTTAGAAGAAAAATCTGATGTAACTTTTTTGTTTGCAACGTTTGAACCGATTAAACTAAACTTATATGACGACGCATAAAGCGCAGCACCACACAGTTGGTGAACTTATTGTATTTGAGCAACTCGATAGCTATTACGGTAAATGTTGCGTTGTTTTGAATGTAGTTGTGGGACGTTTTGGACAAACTTACGTCGTATTAACGCAATTTGGAGAAAAAAAAGACATTGATGATTTGACGATATCATTCTTAATGTTGAAATGATTGTCAATTTGCCAAATGTGCGGCTGAATACCTATCAGAGGTGGATATTCAGACATACTACATGCGTGCCCGTGATACAGGGACGGCTGGTTGGGTTTATTGGCTGACTGTTTCGCCCTTTGCAACACCAACATCAATAATGACAATGCCCAACTACACTGGAGTACTGAGCTCCACGATGGTCGTCTATAACTACAGAACATCAATCGACGCCGCGAATGGGTTCATCACAATCACCGGTGGGACACCTGATACGTTCGGAAACGGTTGGACACGTGCACCGATTGTCGTTGCACTAAATTTCATACCTGCGTTTAACATTTCAACCGATATTCTTGTATTTTCTGGAAGCGCAGTGAGGGTCGTCTAAATGGTGCTACCAACCTTAACATGGAACCTCGTCGGACCCGTCGCAATCGTCTCTGGCGTCGCACAGCCTGGAGCCTCTGGGAATGCCTCGAAGCAGTATCTCATGTATACACTTCAGCGCCTCATCCAGTCGTCGAGCTACTGGCTCGTTGATGTGCAGGACGTGACGGGGAGTGCGACTGAGGCGTTGGTGCTCAAGCCCAACCCTGACTACTCTTCGACGCAGAACATGCGCATCATCGCAACGATGAACGTCTCAGGTGCGCTCGGTGGTGCAACGACGACGCAGATAATGCAGGATAGAACTGCAGGTGTGGCTGACACAGCGACCACGAACGCGTTCTTGATGGGCTTCACGCCCGACGTCACACCGAATAACGTATGGGTAACTGGGTCGTGGAACTCAGACAGGCCATGGGGCCCAAACGTTCGTTGGAGCAAGTATTACACGGGTTTCTTGAATGGCACGAACTCAGCTGACCAGATGTATCTCATTGAGAGCCAGGAGACGCTCTGGGTCGGATTTAAGGGTCGCAGAGGCAACACAAACCACTACGGCATCGGCTGCGGAGCCTTCATCCAGAGCTGTGATAGCGGTAGCGGTGAGCAGGAGACGGGCTCGACAGGGCGTGTGTATGGGATGACGATGACCGCTGCAACATTTGGTGCGACGTGGTTATCAACGTTGACATCTGGATTTTTTGGTAATACCACGACAGTAAACACGTGTTTGGCTGGTGTTTTCCCTGTCTCAGGAGGTGTGCCGAACGCACCGACTGCAACAGGCGCAGCAAATTCAAATACATGGGAACTAGTTAGTAGGGTTGCACAAGCAACACTTGCAGGTGCGTCAGACACATCATCAGACAGGGGTCAGCACACCACATCAACAGAGAGTCTCATTGGATGGCCGATACCAATCGTTTCGGCCGCCTCGCCGATGAGGTTAATCGGGTTCTTACGACAGACATACATGACGCAAGATTTCCCTGCTTTGATGTTAATTGCAACAGGTGTCAATGCGACGTCGACAGTTGGTATCACATTTGGGCCCGATTCATTAAACTCATCAGATGCAATCGTCTTCCTGAACAGGCAGTGATATGACAAACCTTCCGAAGCTCAATTGGCGCATCGCGGCGACCCCGAGCATCCCGTCATCGACAGCGGCAACGAACGTTATCGCAACTTTGAAATCACAGCTTCAGAGCTGTCAGTATTGGACGCTTGTTGAGACACCGAACACGGGAACGACATCTCTGCTCTTCAGGCCGAATGCGACATACAGCACGTCAAGCAATTGCAACGTCGTGTTGGCATACAACATCACGGGTTCGACGGCTTATAGGGCGCCTGATGATGCCGCGGCAGCAGCAACGTATCAGTATCGACTCGCGGTCGGACTGACGCCCGACATCACCGAGAACGGTTCGGGAAGCTTCAGGGGGCAGAACGCTGACAGACCCTTTCAGACAGCGACTGGCAACCCGCGTTGGAGCGGATACTGGTTCTGCGCAAACACAGGCTCGATAAGCGCATCGTTCGTGCTTGAGAGCGAGGACAACATCTTTGTTGGCTTCAAGGATAGGTCATCGTCATCGGGAACGTTTGGATTCCTGGCTGGAGCTGTCGTGGAGAGCCATGACGGTTTGAGCGGAGAAAACAATTTCCGCATATACGGGATTGTTACGTCAGGACCAGTTGTTATCTCAACAACATTCTGGTCATCACTCACAACATTTTTCGGTCATAACAACACAAATTCGACAAGCCACGCCGGTGTGTTCATTGTGTCTGGTGGTGTAGCATACGGAGATGCAACTTCTGGATTGAGTACTAACGTATGGCAATATATGTTTAAGGACGGTACGCAAACTGTCGCATATGATGACTATTCGACGTGGAAAGCAACACCAGCTGGTTCTAGGCAGGTTGTGTATCCGGTTTCTGCTTACGGTGCAGGTGCTACAGGAGCGGCACCAGCTCGTGCATTAGGGATATACAGAGGTGTATTTCATACATCTGATGAAGCTGGAGGCATAGTTCGTTTTCAAAGCGGTGGCATCGACCAGATTTTTAAGGTGAGCGCGACACACAATAACACGAATAACGATGCGTTTGCATTGGGTCCAGCATCAGGAAGTGGGCTTTAACCTAACAGAAAATAGCGTTATGTGATATAGTATCATACGATGATTGACACACCACGTAAGAACGAAATCTTCATTCCAGCAGGTGAAGAAAGACAACACGTTCAAAACCAGACAGGCCTAGTTTTTGATGTTCCGACGATTGATGTACCTCTTCCTTCAATGGGTAGTGTGTATCCAGAGGGTCACCCCCTATCAGGAAAAACAAGTGTCGTTATTTCATCAATGACAGCGGCTCAGGAAAACATTCTAACTAATAAATCGCTTGCAAAGAAAGGCACACTTCTAACGCAGTTTGTGCAATCATGTCTGCAAGACAAAAAAATCAACGCACGTGAGATGTTGATGGGCGACCGCTCAGTCATAATGATAGCAGCACGTATCTCAGGATACGGTGCAGATTACAAGTTTAAGGTATCATGCACTGAGTGTGAAGAAAAATCACAGCAGGTGTTTAACCTAGAAAAATTCCCTATCAGATACCTCTCGCTTAAGCCCGTGGAAAATGGTATGAATCTTTTTGAGATGACGTTGCCACAGACAAAGGCAGTCGTGCGTTTTAGGTTTTTGACGGGTGCTGATGAGGAAGAGTTTTCTGTTGCACAAACGCAAAAAAAGAAGATTGGTCCGGGTGTTGGAGACGCTGATATCATTACATCAGGGCTTATACAGTCCGTCGTGTCCATCAACGGAATCACAGACAGAAATCAGATTGCGTTAGCAATTCCTCGTATGCCAGCATTTGACTCAAAGGCACTTCGTCGATTCATTCAAGACAATGAGCCAGGGATGCAGCTCAACGGTGAAATGACGTGTCCATCATGTAATTACACCGGGGAGGTGAGCGTGTCCCTGGGGCCAGAGTTTTTTTGGCCTGGGTCCGAATGACCAGGATGTCTTTCTTGAACCGACGTTCTTGCTCACATATCATGGTGGGTTTTCATTTGTTGAAGCATGGAACCTACCAATTAAATGGAGACAATGGTTCATACAAAGAATCAACGCTGAGCTTGAGAAGCAGTCAGGAAGTGAAGACGATAGTCACGACAAGAACGATGCGACCATTGCACGGTTGTTGAGTAAATCACAACCCCATAAGAAGAGGTTCTAGCTGAATAGGTAAAGACATGGGTAAGACGTTGAACGAGGGTTTTTTCGATAATTTTCAAATCAGCACTGTCGGAAAACTGTTCTTGGCGGGTGTTGCTGCATCAATTCTTGGAAAAGCGACGAACATAAAGATTAAAGGGACGCCTGATGAGATTGACATTCTGAAGCGCGCGCTTCTTTCATCTAAGGCGTTTCAGAATGAGCTTCATAGGCCCGGTGCAACCGTGCAATCAATCATGGATAAGCTTCAGTTAGCACACGTGGACGCTGATGAGTTTGAGCGTATTCTCGGCGTTCCTTGGCCACTTTAAACAACGTCAAACTTCACCACGTCATACTTAAGACTATCGGTGTGATGAGTGGCATCTCAACTTGAATTACAGCTAGCACTTAATCGTGTTCTTACTGCACGAAACGAGTTGCTTAGTGAGCAATCAAAGCTCGTTAAATCACAGCTAGCTGATGTCATCGGATTGAAGCAGGCATGGACTGAGGTTGAACCGAAGCAGGAGGATATCCTCGCAACAATCAAGAGCATGCACGAGGCTCTTGGTGATACGACAGAGCGTTTCGAAGAGTTGCAGATATCTGGGCAGGTCTCTGCGATAAAAATTGCAGAAAAAATATTGAAATCGAAGGATGCGACAACGGGTCTAAAGATTGCAACAGAAAAACTGACGAAGCAATACGGCCCAGCTAGCGCTGCGGTCGCTGGATTCGCTGACGGTCTCATAAGTGGATTCAAGCTTGTTAAGCATACATTGAGCGCGACCATAGGACTTGTCGGCGCGATGACGAAGGGGATAAAAGACACAAGCCTATCAATCGCAGCGATACCATTCAGGTCGCTCAGTGCATTGATTGCAATCTCGAATAAGCTTGTGCCACTGATGGAGGCCATAGCACGAGCGACGGAAGAGGTTCGAAAGCAGTTCGGCGATATCAACTCAGGTTCAGGCAGAGACATCATTGAGACAGCTAAGAACATAGGCACTGGGTTCGAAAACATCGGTTTGGGCGGGTATCGTGTCTTTGGGTCGTTGGATGAACGACTTCAGGCAGTCAATAAGCTAGCGACAGCAATGGGTGCAACGTTTGAGCTTTTCAGTGATGAGATTCTCAAAGGAAATGGCGCTGTCATGCTTCTTCAGAAGGGTCTTGGCCTGACTGATGAAAACATGAAGGCTCTCGCAAAAAGAGCGAAAGCAGTGGGTTCGCCGATATCTTCACAGCTGAAGGAGATGACAAAGTTCTCTGTCGATTTCGGCAAAAAGTTTGGAGTATCTCAAAAGCTCATTTCTCGTGATATGGGCTTGATGGTGGGTGATGTCAAGCATTTCGGCAACATGGCACCAAAAGAGCTTGCGAGGGTGAGTGTTTATGCAAGAAAGCTTGGACTTGATGTTCAAGATTTACTTGGTGTCGTTGATAAGTTTGATACGTTTGAAAGCGCTGCAGAGAGCGCTGCGATGCTTTCACAAGCGTTCGGCGCAAATGTTGATGCAATTAAACTAATGAAATCAGAGAACCCTGCTGAGCGTATCGAAGAGCTTAGAAGAGCTTTCTTATCAACGGGAAAGTCTGCAGACATGTTATCACGTCAGGAGCTTAAGCTACTTGCACAGACGACTGGTTTGTCTGAAGAGACCGCTAGGGTTGCATTATCACAAAAGAACGCTGGTATTTCAATGCAAGAGCTTGAAAAACAGGGGAAGATAACAGAACAACGACAACTTACAACCGCTGAAGCTGTCGCAGAGGTGCAAAAATCGATTGAGCGTGTCATTAAACCGTTTAAGCAATTCGCTGGATTTTTACAAGCGCTTGCTGACGGTTTTGCACGCGGAATATTCAACGCACGTGATTTTAGAGACCTGATGGTTAAGCTTCATGGTGCATTGCATAGAACGTATCAGGTAGGAATTGAGATGGGGCAAGCATTCATGGACTTCTTCCCAGGTATCAAGGGAATCACTGAGGGTCTGCGAAATATGCTCAAGGTTGGAGATGGTTTCGCACCCTTTGGTAAGTTCATAACAGGCGTTCGTGATTCATTCATGAAGTTCTTTAAGACAATCAAAGATGGCCCCGGGGCAGTCTCAAGGCTTTTTGTTGAGCTAAAGTCATCATTCTCAGAGTTTTTATCATCATTTGATGTAAAGGGTGCAGAGGGCAATGGTAAGCAGCTGTTCAGTGCAATCGGTAATATCGTCGCTGGTTTAATTAGAGAATTTTCGAACGGAGCTGTTCAGATATTCCAAATCATCACTAGCATCATCACTGGTGAGGGTATGCCAAAGAACATCCCTGGAGGAGGCATCGCGAGGTCGTTACTTGACCCAATCATCAAGGAGTTCAATAATGATAACGGCCCAATCAAGAAGCTTTGGCCTGCATTCAAGACAATGCTTGAAAAGATATGGGATAAGCACGGTGATGATATTAAGGGTGCGCTCACACCACTAGCGATAGGTGCAGCTAGCGTCATATTTGGGTCTGCATTCATCAAGGCAGCAACATCAGCGCTTGTTTTTAGCGTTTCGCAGGCAGCGTTGAGTGGTCTTGCAACGTGGGTGTCTGGTGGAGGAATCTCATCTGCTAGTGGAATATTAGCAGGAGCTGGAGAGACATTGGCTACTGCATTGGCTAGCCCGTTTGTCATCATCCCAGCTCTTATCGGTGGAGTGCTAGCGACAGCAATCGGTACAAATAGGGGAATGAAGAAGTTTCGTGATGATTTGAGCAAAGAGTTTGGTAAGACGGACTCAATGGTTGGTGCATCCATAGCAGGCATTGCTGACACGATTTCGTTTGGGTTGATACCAGACAGTGTGATTAAGATGATTGGAAAGCAGGCCGCATCGTTATCAAAGAGCCTGTTTGATGGAATAACATCTTTGCCTTTCGGTAAAGAGATTGCAAGGATGTTTAGAGAAACAGTAAGAGAGGGAATTGAGATATTCGGTTCGTTGGGTGAGCTGATATCTGCGGTGATGAATGGTAGCTCTGCAGACGTACAGACTGCAGCATCTAATTTTGGAGATAGGCTCGTTAGTTTCATTGGAGACCAACTTAAGTTGTTCGTGTATAAGCTTCCTGCACTGACAATCGGTATCACAACACAACTCGGTATATGGTTGATGAAGGGCCTTGCAATCGTCATCACAAAGCTTATCCCATGGCTTTTAAAGATGACATCGACCGCGTTGCAGGTAGTATCTGGTGTCATTGCGTCGTTTGCTTATAAGATTGGAGATGCACTGGGACAGATACCAATCATCGGCTCAATGTTAAAGGACATCACGAAGGGCGTCGGCGACCTATTCAGTGCGCTCGGGACATTCTTTGGTTGGTTGTCTGATAAGTTCAATGAAACTCTTAAAGCAGCAAACGTTTTGATGAATATGTCGTTTGGAGACATCATCAAGTCATTGACTGGATGGGTGTCAGGAGCATGGGATACATTCGTTGATGTCGGCGTCAGCGTAGTCAAGGGAATCATCAGCGGTATCACAAGCATGGGCGGCGCGCTAGCTGATGGTCTTAAGAAGGGATTTGATAAAGCATTTTCAAGCGTCAAGAGCACGTTCAGCGATGCAGCTTCAAGTGGCATCCAAGCATTCAAGGACGTGTGGGGTATTCACTCGCCATCGACAGAGGCAATGGCCATGGGTACCAATATTTCAAAGAGCCTGAGTGATAGCCTGAGCATCATGCCGTCGAACATGGAGATGATTGCTGATAAGAGTCTTAAGGCGATATCAGATGCTCTTAGCAGCTCTAGCGTGATTAAGGGCGTTAAAAACTTCACATCACCCGCAGTCGCTGTCATCACATCAATGATTGATGAAGCAAACACAATTAACGACAGTCTAGCGAACCTTGATATCGTTAATCTAGACATAAAGCTAAAGGCGCTTGCAGATAAGCTTGGCATAGACAACGAAAAATTCCGCGTTAAGCAGGGTCAGCTAAACATAACGCTAAACGTCAACGTCACGATGGAGGCAGATAAGCTAGCGAAAGTGCTATCAGAGCATGGCATCGTCAGCACTGAGAAACCGACAAGATGAGTGATGAAAAATACACAAGCATCAATGACTACGTGTTGCAACATCTTGCGACAGATGAGCGATATCAGCAGATATTGAGTGGAACGCATGACGAATTCGCTAGAAAGCAGATTGAAACGACAGTCATGACATTCACTGCTGAGGTAGCAAAGGGTCTCGATGCTTTTGTGAAAACGCTGAATGACCCTGAGACTAGAGCAAAGTTTGAAGCAACGCTCAAGAGGCGATGATGACTGACGAACGCGATAAAAAAAGAGCGATGATTGTTGAGGGCACCGGTAATGACAGCCACGGTAACACGCTGCTTAAGCAGGGCGACGACATACCGAAGAGTGTATCGACAGCGGGTCCCGCAGTAAAAGTTCTTGACAGCGCAGGCAAGGCCCCAATCACGCTTGAATCGATGGCCTCATACATCAGGTCATTGACGTCAGAGGGACAGGCACAGAACAGCTACCCAGTGTCAGAGCTACAGGCGACGCTGTCTCTTAAGGACACTGACGGCTCTCCTGCACAGTTTATCACTCCATCTGATGGAGTTTTTGCATCTGCTGCGCTGCTTGAAGCGCTGGGCGTCATAGGTGCGACGTTCGATGATGAAACACTCACGAAGCTAAGGGACCCAAAGACTGGATTCCATGAGGTCTTACGTCATATAGTTGGCAATCCACAGGGTAAGCTTCAGAAGTCAGGTGGGCAGTCAGCAAACGTCGGTAATCATCATGCTGAGATTGCTACGCCACCAGATGCTCCTGAGATACAGAAGAAGATATCTGAGGTATTGAAGCGAAATAGATTCAACCCTAATCCAGGGAACACACCGTATGCTGTCTCACCATCTGCTACGACAATCGACAAGCGCCCAATGGGCAAGCTACAGACGAACCTCGGTGGATATGATAACGTCTCTGTCGATGGCACTACAGGCATCACATATGAAGAGATGAAGAAGGTCGGTCTGGCATTAATGCTTAGAGCGACAGGCATCATCACGAAGGACGGAAGCCCACTCGGAAATCCAGATAGAATTGCGACAGAGGCAGGAGGCCTTTTACCCGGATATGCACAGCTTTTGGCGTCGCAGGTCGTCGACCCGAGGTCGATGCTAGCAAAAAATCTAACGTCGATTCAGGGAATCCCTCCCGGGTTTGACCAAAAACCGCATCTAGATAGTGAATTAATCCTAGACAATGGACGCAATTCATACGGAAACCTTAACTCATACATTGCGCAGTTCGATGGTTTTGCACCCATCACGATGATTGCGTTGGGTGTTGCACTTGTTCTCGTCGTTAAGCTTTTGATAGAAGGGTTTCTGTTGGGCCTAAACGGTTTGGTCGGCGTCAACATCAATGCGACTGGGCTTCCAAGCACGACTGCCATTCATCCTCTTGGTGCATCACGCGGTAAGACGCAGATGGCTGGTGGTCTCATTTCACTGCAGGACCTCGGCATTCATGAAGTGAGACACGATTATCTGACGTCAGTTAACAGGGGAATCGACGTCTTCTTTCAACTTGACTCATTCGGTGATTACGTACGCGTCATTAAATCACCCGGATATTACGCTGTGTTAGTAAGAGCAATCATTCGTTCTGGTGGTGAGGTCGTTAAAGCGTTTGGAGACATATTCAGCAACCTGACGAATCCGATAACTGCTCTTCAGGCGCTATCTGGCCTGATAGATGTCATCAAAACGTCGACATTGATTGGATTTATAAACATGTTAGCGGGCTTGGGCGATACCGTTCTTTATCTTGAGGATAATGGCTTTTTGTCGACAGGCGCTCTTGGCGCGCTTGGCGACCCAGCCGAGGGAACGCCTGACGGCAGAATATCATACATCGACAGACTAGCAGATAACGCGATAACTCACGTTAGAAAGAGCAGAGCAAAATCGATGGTACCTGGTCTATCATGGAGAACATCATCAACACCATCGTTGTATCTGCTTCCTCCATCTGCGACGGGTGCTGCATCATCATTCACACAGGATAAATCAACGCTTGAGGGTGTTGGAAACATAGCAGACGCACGAATAATCTCAGAACAGGGCGTCTCTATTGACACTAGCGTTATTAATGCAACGGGTCGAATAAAGGGTGATGACGTTAAAAGGATTGAAGACCATCTAGAAAGTGAATACGTACCATTTTATTTTCATGACCTACGAACGAATGAAATCGTTTCATTCCACGCATTCTTGTCAGCGATTGATGAATCATTCAACGCAAACTATGTTAAAGACACATACTTCGGTCGTGTCGACCCAGTGTTGGGCTACACGGGCACAGACAGATCGATTAATCTAAGCTTCCATGTCATTGCAACAAGTCATGCAGATTTCGATGTCATGTGGTGGAAGATTAATAAGCTCATCACAATGCTCTACCCACAGTGGTCTAGAGGGCGAAAAGTTGAGGCCGGACAGGACGCATTCATACAACCGTTTTCTCAGGTCATGACATCATCACCTGTCATAAGGCTTCGGCTTGGAGACCTCTATCGTTCGAACTACTCTAAGTTCGGTCTTGCGCGTTTGTTCGGCATCGGAACAGAGGACTTTAAGCTTGATGGAACTGCTGGAACGATGGCTGCTGAGCGAGCAGAAAAAATCAATGCAGAAGCAAAGAAGATTCGTGATAAAATGATGACAGACCCAGTCGGTTCTGCTAAGCCAGAAGACGACGGTTACCATGAGGGTGATAAGGCTGCGCTGAAGGTCAATGAAAAGCGTGCTGCGCCTCTTCCTATACTTGGATTCTCAAATAAAAAGAAGATTCAAAATACGAATGAGCCGCTCGTTTGCACAATCAACAGCCGCGGTAAAAGCACGAATCCAAGCACAAAGATTCAGGTTGAGATATACACTGTCGTGTTTGATAGCCCACCTGAGGGCGTTTATGCCGGTCCATACATCGTTGAGCACAATGATTTGATGCCCGACGAAGAATTTATACTTTCAAGAGCGCTTGATAAGCTTGGTCTGACAGACTCACCAACGGCCGAACAACGTGCTGTGGAGAGCTTCTTTTCAGCTGACAACAACGTCATAGTTCGTTCATTTGAGTCAACACGAGGCCGAGGCCTTGCGGGCGTGATTACTAACGTTTCATTCGATTGGAAAACACCATCATGGGAAATCAACCTCGGTTCAAAGGCACCGCAGCACTGCATCGTTAAAATGACATTTCAGCCGATACATGATATTGCTCCTGGCATCGACGCTGACGGCTTTAACAGGGCACCCGTTTATAACGTTGGACACATCGTTAATGAGGTTGCATCAGACCCATACGGTGATACGAAGACTGCACGAGAGATTCATAAGAAAAACGCTGATGCTGTTGAGAGATTATTTAAGAGCGATGATATCATCGGATAAAACATATGGGACTTAAAAGATACGCACGCGCTCCAATCATTTCTGGCGGTGGTGCATATGGAACATCACTTGCAACGAATGTCATCAAGCAGGCTGTCGATAATAACGTCATCAGAACACGTGTAATCACCCTACAGGGTGTTGAACGTCTAGACATCATAGCTGGTCGTGAATACGGCGACTCGAGCAGCTGGTGGGTCATTGCTGCTGCATCAGGCATCGGATGGGGGCTTCAGGTTGCTCCTGGGACAAGGTTAGTTATTCCTATTGACCTCTCTGAGGTCGCAAACCTGGTGGCCTGATGACTATCGATAGAACACATGAAGCGCTTGACAGGCTTCTATACTACATGGAGCAACCGAAACAGTCGAACATCGACCTTTCTGTGCTGTCTCCAAATCAATCGACGGGTGCATCGACAAAGACGAAATCCGACATCATCAGTGTGCTTTTTAAGATTATGGACGTGTCTGATGGTGGGTTGTCTGCAAAACAGATAGCAAAGCTGTTGAATGACTTTGCAACGAATGATGGAAGCGCAAAATCAGAGATTGATAAGTTCATTTCACTGTATGTTGATGGCAACACGCTCCAGCCAAACAACCTCATCGCTCCAATCATAAAGCAGGACAAGATGAAGCTGTCAATCATTCAGGTTGATACAATTCGTATAACTCCTGCTGGTCGTGATGTCGGTGCAGTGTGTGCATTGCTGACGATGATTCCTACAATAGAGTTATCACGTTGTGTGCCGTATCTTACGATAGACGTGCAGACTGGCCGACCTCCAATTTCTGGTGATAATCGTGTGCAGGGGCTTACAATCAATAAATTTTTGGGTGGAGCCTATGATGTATCAACGAGTCAAAATGAAAAGCTTCTTGTGATGGCGCTACAGGGTCAGGCTAGCATGACAGATGGCGTTGACACGAAGACTGCAGTAGACACGACAGTGTCTGGTATGGAGCTTTTTACATCACCACAGACGCTTAACAACCCGGACCCGACGATTGATGCCCTTCGTGCTGGCGTTGCGCTTGATAAGTTTAAGCCGTTCATGTCGATTGAAAGATTTAGCGTTGAGCTGACGCCACAGGTTGGGTTTTTTGCGTATCGAACCGCAGACCTCGATATCACACTTCATGATAGGTCACGACTTTCTGAGATAGCCGACTTCATAAGAGCAGACCTCTACGGAACGACTGAACTTTCCATTGAATACGGGTGGAGCCATCCTGACACTAGCGGTGATAACATCTACGCAGACCTTCTGAATTCAATGCGAGCCAAAGAAAAGTATGGCATCGTTAACTCACAGTTCTCCATGACAAAAAACGGCGAGGTGAAAATCAAGCTCAAGTTATTCACTAGAGGAATGAGTGATTTTCAGACAGTCAGAATAGGCGACCAAAAATCTGCGGTTGACGCGATAAGGGCCGTCAGAAATCTGCAAAAATCAATCGCTGCAATTAGGGCGAAGCTTTCACAGAGTAATGATAGCGGAAATAAAGAGATTCGTGGCGAACAACATTTATTTTCAAACTCAGAAGACATCGGTTCTGCGCTTGTTCTATCAGACCAATCACGCTCAGTTTTAATGAAGTTCATCGACAACGCTGCAAAGAGCTCAAATGGTGATATCAAGGACCTCGCAAAAGCGTTGACTGACCTCTATGGTAAGAACGGAAAGGGTAGCCAAGCTGTTGCAGACCTCAATAAATCTGTTGCATCAACGATATCAGCGAAGTTGAATGGGTTCAAAAAAGCGACGAAGAAAGACGACCCGTTCTTGTTTAGCGCAAAAGAGAAGCTTAACAAGGTAAAGGACATCAAGATAGACACTGACCGCACAGGCTACGTTTCATTGGGAAGGTTGTTAGCGACGTTCGTTGGGCTTCCGATAGCGACACAGGGTGAAGAGAAGTATGACGATGTTCAACTAATCTTTTATCCGTTCAACGCTAAAGCGGGCGCGTGTAGCAACCACAATATCGCAGAGTTTATCATCAAAATCAATGAGCTTGAGAAGGGCCTTGAGGCGATAGCAAGAAGCAGAGGCCTTCAACTATCATTGCGTGATTTCATGCAATACATCTCAAACAATTTCATCGATGATGTTGCAAATCCCGCATACGGTCTGAGCAACTTCTATTCAACAGAGATAGACCCAAAGACGGGTGTTAGAACGCAACCAAGCGGAAGACCCAAAAATCTTGAAGCGACGAAGCTATATGACCATGTTCAGGCGCGTCTGTTGCAGATAGGGTCTCAGGACGGTGTTTTTAAGCCTCCGCAGATAGACTTGATAATAGAGACAGTACCTGCAGTTGCCATTGACTCAGGACAGCTGCAGAGTGCAGAGAAGCTTCGAACAATCCTCAAAATTCACGTGTTTGATAAATGCGCGACTGCATATGAGGGCATCAGCTCACTCATCCTAGCAAGTAGAGAAGAGGACCTTAGAACGATAGGAAACGTCGCGAACAATATCGCTAGCGAGCATGCTCGCGTCTTTAATGAAACGATAAAACGAGCAAACACCGCGGGTGTCGTTGTCTCAGCGACAGACGTCAAGGCAAAGCTTGAAAAGGTCAATGCTAGCATATCTGAACCCGGTAATGTTTATAACATAACGTTTGACATCGACAAGCTACGAGCATTCATCAGACAGAACGTACCGACGCTGACGTATGGAAGCAATAACACTGGCATCAAGGACGCGACGTTCTCAACGATACAAAACCCAAATCTCTCAACGATACACATGTTAAGAGCAGGTGATGCAGGTCCACTTGCACCAAGTGGTCTTACAAAATCGAATCTTCCACTTCGAACGTTACCCGCAAAGGTAAGCATGACGACTGTTGGATGTCCTTTATTCAGCTACGCACAACAGATGTTTTTAGATTTTATGACAAACACAACGATCGATAACATCTACGGCATCAACAAACTCACACATGAGATATCTCCGGGTCGATTTGAGAGCAAAATCGATTTTGTCCCACTTGACGCATACGGTCGCTATGAAAGCCTTCCAAATCAGGTCGGCACAATGCTACAACAGCTTGACGATTTGCAGAATAAAACAAAGAAATAAGCAAGCAAGAGACGATGTTTCATGCACGCTTGATTTCAATTGAGCTATCTGTCACTGAAACAGAGAGCTCTCTATCCCATTGCATATGACGTCTGTCAGTCCAGCTTAGTTGCTTTTCACATATGTCTGCTGGCATCGCATCATCATCAGACAGATTATTGTCGAAGAACGTTCGAGCAGCGCCTTCAATCATTGATTCATTCAACCTCACACCGGCTTCTTTTACCTTTTTTTCGATGAACAATCTAAATGACCACAGGGCGGCATCATGTTTGACTGTGATTGAGTCTTTTCTGAACTGCTCAATCATCGCTTCATATGCTTTGATGATTGTTGTGTTCTTGATATCAGATAGGTCGACGGGAAGCTTATGCGATACACCTATCATGTCCTCTATTGAGTGTGAATGTATTTTAATTTTTTGACCGCTAGCAACGACACGTGCACCGATGACGTTATATCCGTCGATGCTTTTATCTCTATCTAGGATTTCCAACTTACCGTCATACCATGTGGGCATCGATTCGACGTATAAGATGTCATGATTGTTGATGCAGCACTCAGCATCACCACCCGGGTCAGCTTCGTTTAAGCGTTGAATGAGCTCTTTTGTCTTCATGCTTGTATCATATCAAATGTTGTGTTGTGTTATCAACACCTGACATTAGATACAATGACATGTGGTTTCTGTGTGCATATTAAGAGATGTGTTGGGTGAAAAGCTTGATGTGCTTTATGACACAGACACGATGAAATATCGGATATGCGATGGTGTGCCATCGAAGAGCACATGGGTCGTCGGCGACACAAATGCATTGATGAGCATTGACGCATTGGCATCACTCGGTGGAACACCCATCAGAACGTCTCCACCGAAGCAGTTCAAGGATGCGTATGACATGCTAGCTCCGGGCGTGCCCATTCGTTGGCGGTCTGCATTACCAAAAAGCGTGTTTGACTCATTCATGTCTGGGCTTCTAGATGACATCACAAGAACTCTGAGCTCAGAGCATATGACATACTATACTGACGTGTTTCAATGCATTAGAGAGACATTGGGAGCATTAGAGCATGCTTGCATCGACATCGACAGGCTTGAATCATTCATCAGCAATGAAGCCAACCACACAAATCGGGCTGCACTAGAGACACTCAGGCCTGATGCTGATGGATATGCGAAAGTACCGACGTATGACCAGCTTTCAACGGTGACGGGTCGCCTGACAATCACATCTGGCCCGAGGATGCTTACGCTTTCAAAGCGGTATCGCGGTGCTCTAAAATCTAGATACGTTGGCGGTCGCATAGCGCTTATAGACTATCGCTCACTCGAGGCACGTGTTGCAATGCTTTCAACGAATAGGATACCCCACACAGATGTGTATGCACACGTGTCAGACGATGTCGTGGGTATTATTACACGTGAACAGGCAAAAATCGCCACGATATCGCTACTATACGGTGCATCAAAAAAGACGATTGGACACATGACTGGCCTGTCTGAACCCATGCTATCACTAGCAACGCAACTCATTGCAGAATATCTCAACATCGATGGACTGCTGCGGTCGATAACTGCATCTGCGCATGATGGAATGATAAAAAACGGATACGGCAGACCAATCTTTGTATCAAACGCAAAAAAGCTAATCAATTATTACACACAATCAACAGCGTCAGACGCCGCGGTGCTGGGTTTCAGCAAAGCGATTGCATTCATCAAAGAGCGCTGTATGTTAATGCATCCGTTGTTCATAATACATGACGCACTCATGATTGATATCCATCCTGATTTCGTTGGATACATTGATGATGTAGCACGTTCATGTGAAAGCATCAAGGGGTTTGATGCATCATTCCCAGTCAGGGTGGAGTTTATAGATGTTTGATGATTCAGAAATATCGAAAATAAAGGCAACATGGAAGAGTGAAGAGCATTTTCAAAAAATCAAAGAAAACTGGGATTCATTCAACGGATTGCTTGAGCAGACTGGTGCAAGGGCTCCACAGCTGAAGGAGATGCTCAATCATTTCGGTGAAAGGGCGTGCATTGCTCCAGCGTCGACGCGGATTGAGTTTCATAATGCATTTCCGGGTGGGTTCATCGACCACTCATTAAGAGTCTTAAGGACTGCAATCAATATCTCGGCGGCTCTTAATGTGAAGTCATCGAAGGATAGCATCATCATCGCTGCTGCACTTCATGATTGGGGTAAGGTTGGTACGCTTGACGCTGATTACTACGTCATGCAAGACAGCCAGTGGCATAACAAGCAGGGTCAGATGTATCGCAAGAATGATTCAATCCGCATGCCAAACTCACAGCTTGGTCTGTTCACGATGAGCCAATTTGGCGTGAAGTTGTCGGAGGATGAATATCTCTCAGTGCTCTTGAATGATGGGATGTATGCTGAGGGTAATCGAGAATACGGTATGAAAGAGCCATCACTTGCGTTGATTGTTCATTGGGCAGATAGATGGTCGACGCAGTGTGAAAAGATGCGAACGTCGTTGTTCGATGCCGCCCCTTCGAAGCTTTAATTCGTATTGATTTCGATGAACGATTGATATTACAATGAACCATGCCATCTGACATGGACACTCATATCCTCAATTTCTATGAGGATATGCATCTTCCCTTATCCTCGGTTCCAAGACTCATTAAGAGTGTCATGTCAGGTGAGCTTCAATCTCCTCGTGAAAAGCTTGACGGTCAAAATTTCACATTCACCGTCATCGGCGACAGCGTTCGTTTTATGGGAAAGGGTTGTCCGAAGTGGATACGTGCTCGTGAAGGTCTAAACAGAGATGAGCTTGCTGAACATTACGCTGATAAGCCACAGGTAAGAGATGCATTTCTTGGTGCATATGATGCATTGCAGCATTTGGTTCATAGCTCACCATACGAACTCATTAATTCAATCTTTTATGACGGTGCCGTTGTTGTTCAATCTGAGGTTGTTTCACCGATTAATAGAAATGTTGTCAGATATTCAGGAAACTATGTTTGCATCATTGGTTCTCAACCGATTGGAGCTAGACACTTCGACGGTGTTATGTCAAAACAGCTCCAGCGCCTTCAGGACATCGCACATGACAACGGGATAGTCAATGGATGGACTATCATGGGTGCTCCTTTCGTTGAATTCAGGCCTCTCCAAGAGAACGAGGTAATTCAAGAAAATCTTATTCAAAAGTGGAATGCTCTTACAAAGAGCTTCGGTGGCAATGCGACGATGGGAGACATGCTCACGACACACGTCTGTCATTCTCTCAAAAACAATGTGCATCTTTCGGGTGCAAAGCTTCTTTCTGCTGCACGCAGGTTGGCCTATGATGATGCATCGATAATCAGTCATAGGGAATTTCCCGGCGACACTTGGAGCGAATTCAAGCGCATAGATGATGAACGTGCTTCATTCGTCGGTGAAGCGATACTTCCCATTGAAGAATTCTTTAGAGAGCTAGGTTCCTACGCGATTGACAGCTATGACTTTAAGCTAGCGATAGTCGATGACGTTGACCATCTGACGAGGATGCGTGAGATGGTCAATAACGCAAAGCTTGCATTAAAGGACGGACGACTCTGGGCACCAGAGCAAAGAGTTCTAGAAAGAGCTGCATCAGCCATCAGGCGTGCAGACGTTAGTCATTTTAACAAAAATGTTGAGGGCATCGTTTTCGTGTGGGATGGTGAGCTTCGAAAGCTAACGGGTGCATTCACATGCGTCAATCGACTCAATAGTTATTTTGCATTTGAAAGAGTTCGAATCATATGATTGTGTTGCGTATGCACGACATACTTATGAGTTGTGCCACAGAAACGTAGGAAGAGAGCCCTTCAGCCGACAGCACAGAACGTTAATCCTGTAGAAAAAGCTCCGTTGTTTCCATCGTCGATTGGAAACGTCGGCGGCTCTGCTGGGTCTGCTCGGATTGATAATCCAGATAGAAAAACGGGAAAGATACCCATTCTTACACGAGGAGAACCGTCAACGTCTCCTGATGTTTCTGCATCACAGCTAATGCAAAACGTCATCATGAATGATGATGATAAAGAGTGGTATGACACGCTCTTTAAGAAGCAGTCGAAGTTATTTTTGCAACCACGAAACACTGTCGCTAACCAACCAGACATTGGTCTGAACTGCGCGCTGGTCTTTTCGGGGGGTCTGTTGAGTGAGAACAGCGTCGGCGTGTCATACGGCGTCTTCATTCCTGTACCGAATACGATAGTCAGACAGCTCGAGGCGCTCTACCCAGCGATGCTAGATAGGTTTGCACGTGATGCTAGCCCTGCTCATATATCAGTCGTTTTAACAGATGACCTCAGCGACGAACAGGCAACCAGAGTCAAACCGATATGCATGCAAGTGCTGTCTGCGATGCAACCATTTCAGGTTGAGTTATGCGGAACAGGTTATTTCTTTAATGATGACGCCAGTGTGTTTCATGTTAGAGTATCATCTCCTAGATTATCAGAGCTTCATGAAGCACTGTCTGCTGCGCTTCAAACATCAGGAATTCCAGTAAAATCACACCCGACGTACCAGGGACACATCACTCTAGCGTACCTTCCAAGCGGGCAACAACAACCTGAGATACCGATAGTCGGTTCATGGGTCGTCGATCGTGTTGAGGTATGGAATAGAACATCGCCGATATCGTTAAAGATGGGTAAAGCGACGTGTTTGGGTTGTGTCTCGGGTCTGTGTCGTGTTCATATCGCTGAGGGCAAGAGACGTGTCATAAATGAACCAGATGACACCGATGAAAAGAGTGTGGATGATGGTTCTGAACAGACAGACGAAGCCAGCGGTGGTGGAGCAGCAGCAGGTGGAGATATAAGGGGATACGTTCTTCCGATGGGTAGAACAAATCTCAATAAGCGCCAACGTAGAAAGAGACTTAAAATCAGTGCTGGGTCATTTGGTGGTGGAAGCTTTGTGTGAAAATACCCGTTAGATACATTGAGTGCTGTCTCACTGCATCATCATCCATAACGTGGAGATATGCTAGCTCATTCATCGGGCCTAGAGCAGAGGGATGGAGCATGATATCGCATGTGTGTCTTGGTACGCCTGAATACATCAATGTTAGACACTGTCCGTTTTGTGGCTCTACTTTAGTTCAAAAACCTTTACAAGCGACTGGTTCGTTGGTATAATAAACTGTTCGTTGGAGAGACAGTCTTCATGTCTCTTTTAATATTACGTGGCGCTAGTCTTCATTAAACAGCTTAAGCGTTCATCAAGAGCAAATATCTCTAGAGTGTGTGTATGTCGATGTGATGAATGTGGAGTTTTTTTCGAAAGTTCATTTAAAGCACGGAATAAAAATATACACTTTTGTAGTAGAAGCTGTTATCGTTTAGGGCAGCAAAAGAAAAAAGTCCTATCTGAACAGATAAGACAAACAAACATTAAGCGCCGAGGTGTCGATTATCCCACTCAGTGTGCTGATGTTATTGCTAAACAGAATAAGACAAAAAAAGAAAAATTTGGATTATTAAGCCACGAACTAATGCAATTACGCTTCAAAGAAGCGACAGGTTTATCAAATGCATCTCAACTACCAGAACATAAAGACAAAGTAAAAGCAACATCAATCAGTCGCTACGGTGTTGAGCATCCATTTCAGTCTGACGTCATCAAATCAAAGATTAGAGAAACATGCATCACTCGTTTCGGTGTGTCGCATTATGCACAAAGCGCTGAATATAATATTCGTGCAAGAGCGACGTGTCAGAGCGTTTATGGCGTTGACTGGCCGATGCAGTCTTCATTCATAAAAAATCAGATTGATTGGAGCGCCGCAGTTGAAAAACGACACGCGACAATGAAAAAGAATGGCAGTTTCGGTCGCTCTAAGACAGAAGATTCATTTTTTGATGTGCTCTCATCTATCTTTGAAAACGTTGAACGACAGGTCGTCATCAATGGTTGGGCAATTGATTTTTATGTGCCGTTGATTGATACATTCGTTCAGTTCGACGGCGTTTACTGGCATGGTTATGACAAGACAGTTGATGAACTTCATGTGTCAAATAATAGAAGAGACGCAGTAATTTTGGGAACGAAGCTACGTGATGCTAAACAATGCATGTGGTTTAAACAAATGGGAAAAAAGTTGGTAAGATTAACAGACAAAGAGTGGAAAAAAGTAGTGAAGAGTGGTAATGAAAAACAGCTGGTCGTTAGGCTTTTTAGCGACAAAATGACTGAAATCTAAAAGAGGAATATATGGCTATTGATTTTGACAAGATTCGAAAGAAGGTTGAACAACTCTCGGGAAATAGAAAGTCGGCGCTTTGGTCGCCTAAGGCCGGCCCTGGCGGCTCTGCGAAGGAATACAACTTACGCATTCTGCCGTGGCCAGATGGTAATGACGGACAGCCATTTAAGGAGCGTTCGTTCTACTACAACATCGGCGGTGGGCGTGCAATCCTTGCACCCTCACAGTTTGGTGAATCAGATCCGATTCAGGACCTCATCAATAAGCTTCGTGCTGAAGGGACGCCTGCGTCGATGGAGCTAGCTAAGCAGTTCTATTCGAAGCGAAGGTATTATGCTCCCGTCATCGTTCGAGGTGAAGAAGAAGAGGGTGTTCGGTTATGGTCATTTGGTAAGACTGTGGTTCAAGAGCTTCTTAATCACATGATGGGTGATTATGGAGACTTCACTGACCTTAAGACGGGTCGTGATGTGAAAATCACATGCTCACAGCCTGCTGGCAAGCAGTTCGTTGATACGACTGCGACGCCTCGTCTGAAGGAGTCAGAGGCTGGCGCTGCGAAGCAGGTGAAGGAGTGGATGGCCAACGTTCCAAATCTTGATGAGATTTATGCGAACATGAAGCTGTCTGCTGACGAGATTGAGAAGAGAGTTAACGACCACTTGAATGGCACGTCGTCGTCTGACGGGTTGGAGAAGTCTCCACAGAAGAGGGTTGTTGATACGTCTGATGCTTCAACGATGGATGATGTGTTGGCCAAGTTTGACGCCATCACTGAAGATGAGTAATTTGAGAAAAGTGTAGTTTGATTATGTCTTATGCAGATGAAATCTGCACCATCACGACCCTTGGTATGCACCCGAGCTGAGGCCGATGAGTTCTCATCTGGGCTATGACGGTGCTTTGACATTTATTTTTATGTCTGACAAAAAAGTTAAACGTTCATTTCGTCGCTCACAGATAAAACACAAGTGTAAGCTATGTGGTGTTGGCTTCACCGTTAAACAGTATGCAAATCTATCACCGTATGATAATGTGAGATGTGCCAGCGTTTGTGTCGCATGTGGTCATGTCTTCATCGAGATATAAGCGTGTTGAACATTCCAGGGAAACGTCAGGTCTATGATATCACCGATTTCGTTCAACAAGAAGATTGCACTGCAACAGCGTGTGATTTAGCACCAGCATTTAAGCGTGTCTTTGATGCAATCACGTTGTTATCACCATTTAGACCACAGATGGGAGTTGCTGCGGGTGTAATCACAATTCCTCCCGGTGAATTTGAGCTTCATGATGAGGTTATTCTACCAAGCTGCATGGTAATCAAGGGAGCGGGTGGTGGCTCAGCATCAGCTGCAACATTGCTGCGTGTCAAATCACAAACGAACGGATTCGTCGTGCCACTCAAGGCACAGTGTTCACAGATATCAGACATGGCAATCGTTACGACGCTTAAATCAAACGTTGAGCGTAGCGCAATATTGTTGAACGGTCGAGCAATCATCGAGAACATCTACATCAGAGGGTTCGTTAACGGCATAAAGATTTTTGGAAATGTGAAGGATGCAGTTCCAAGCAACGTAAATGGAGCGCGCGTCTATAACACACAGATTCAAACAACAGAGCATGCTGCAGTGTGGATTAAGGGCCCAGACGCAAATGTAAATGTGTTTACTGCTCTTGATGTCGGGGGCTGTTGCACGAGGGGCGAGTTTTGGCGCCAAGCTCTTGGAGAGCCTGCTGCAATCATTGATGGTTCATTTTTGGGAAACACATTCATAGGTGCCCAGACTGCTACAACGAAAGATAAGAGCGGTGTAGTGTATCGTGGCTACGCTGTCACGGGTGTTAGCGCACGCTCTGTCTTTGTCGGCTGTTATGCTGAATCAGACCAGCTAAAAAGCATGATGTCGCCGCAGACTGTCGTGTGCGGAGGCATAGCTGGGTGGGAGGGTGAGGGTCTTAGAATAGAGGGCCAACGTTTAAGTGGTCTTCGCGTTTCTGGTGTTCCTGCTCCAGGAGATGTATACGCGCCGGAGCTTGTTGCCGGCAATCATGGGCCCCCTGGGACAGTCTTGGCCTTAAGCCCGCCACAGTCAGGCTCAACAGTTCTATCAAATGGTGTGCTTAGATGGCGCCTCATTAATGATATTGGCAATAGGTCTTGGATTCAAGATGTCGCTGGTCTGGGTGTTGGTGTTGCTAGTCGAATTAGTTTAGAGGTTGGACTATACGGCGTGATGAAGATTAAAACTGCAACGACGACGATTTAAGTTGCAGAGCTATTTGAACGTAACTGTATGCACCCATTAAGATTATGACAAGGTGAATATATGAAAAAGAAAGACAGTGTTATCGTTGATACTCCTATTGAAGATGGGCTGAAAGGATTTACCGACAGTCTCATCAAGAGTCTTAACTCTGAACATGGCGGTGGTGAAAAGATTGCGTACAATCTCCTCAAGGATGATGCACCGACGAAGGTTCATCGTTGGATTTCAACTGGGTCTAGACAACTTGATTATATCATCGCCAACAGGCCCGGAGGTGGTCTTCCAGAGGGTCGATTGATTGAGATTTTCGGTCCTCCAAGTATTGGAAAAAGTCATATCGCTGCACAAATTGCTAAAAGCACTCAAAAAATGGGTGGAATTGTTGTATTGATTGATTCTGAGTCAAGCACAAGTGTAGAGAACCTCCAGCTTCTTGGTGTCAATATCGGTAAGAATCTTATTTATTGTGATGCAGTCTGCACTGAACGCGTGTTTGAGATTGCAGAGGGCATCATTCTTAAGACACGTGCTCTTAAGAAAGACGTTCCAGTGACAATCATCTGGGATAGCGTTGCTGCCACATCTCCAAAGGCTGAGCTCGAAGGGGATTATGATAAGGATAGCATCGGTCTTCAGGCACGCGCTCTTTCAAAGGGATTCAGAAAAATCACTAGCATCGTGGGTGCAAATCGCATAACGTTCCTTGCCCTGAACCAGACGCGGACGAGCATCGGGCAGATGTATGGAGACCCACAGGTTCCTCCAGGAGGTAAGGCGATTCCATTCCATGCATCTGTTCGAATAAAGCTCGGGGCTGGGTCTCATATTGAGAATAAGGCAGGAGAAGTGATAGGCATCAACGTTAATGCGAAGACGATTAAGAACAAGGTGTCTCCGCCATTTCGTAAGTGTGATTTTCAAATCCATTTCGGCGTCGGGCTCAAAGAGCATGAAGAGCTGTTTGATTTTCTCAGGCCATTCGGCCCTGGTCGAATCGAGCTCAATGGAAAAGAGTTTGATGTTGAGGTCGAGGGCACAGGTGCGTGGAAGACATTCAGCGTCAAGGATGCAACGGGAAAGCTCATACATGAGAAGAAGTTCAATAAGAATGCATTCGATGAAGTGCTCGATGATGAGAAATTTAAGCCGTATCTTGATAAGCTAATTGAGCTGAGGATGATGAGAAAGATGAATGATTCTGCAGACATCGACGTCGATGCAGAATCATTGGTTGAGATGCAAAGCATCGCTGATGGTTTGGATGCTGATATGGGAGACCCAGAGTCATGATGATTGTGTCGGGTATTATGGGATTTTTATTGGCGCTTTTTTTTGTTCTAGCTTTAGAGGGCTTCAGGGATATGAAGCGAATGCGTGCTGTTGCTCGCCCAGATGTCGTCGAACAATCAACAGAACAGTCAGTTGATGAACATGTAGCGTCGATTACCTCTAATCGCTTCATCGTCGAAATTCCTGAAATTGCACCGTATCTTGTCATAAAAGTGACACAACCGTGCTTTCATATAGACAAGAGTGGTAATAGAACGTATGAGCCGCTTTATATCACTCTTGCAGATTGTCATGATATGAGCACGCTTGTCGATAACCTGTGTCAGGGTAGCACACTCGCGCAGGGTCGCAGGTTCATGTTCACAATCAGGTTGCTAGATGCAATGGGCCATGACATTCGAGTGTGGCACATGCACGATGCTTGGGTCAAGGATGTCTTTATGACGACGCTTGACTACAGCGACGACAAGCCATGTCGTGTGTCGCTGACAATCATGTGTGACGGTCCCATTACATCGAATGTTCAGCATTGATATCTGTAATATGACGTGTGATACCATGTCTTATGCAGATTCAGCTGAAGCTTTCATCTTCAAAGGCTCGTCTTCCTTCACAATCTAAGGATGATATCGGCTTCGACCTATACTCAACAGAGGAAGTGATGATACCCACGGGTAGAATTTTGCCCGTTGATACGGGTCTATACATCGCTCATTATCAACCCCATATCAGGCTTCATTCTCATGAAGACACAGTGTTTCTTCCGCGAGAAAATGAGTGCGACCATCCTGGGCAGGGCTCACAGTACGTCGCTGGCGATGTCATGTTCATTGAGAACCTGACGGTGTGGCCAAAGATTGAGGGGCGTTCGTCATTGGGTATCAAGGGTATCTTTCCAGTTGGTGGCGTGATTGACCCCACATACCGTGGAGAGCTGCGAATCACACTGGCCAATATGTCAGGTAACGATTACACAATCAACGTTGGAGACCGCATCGCACAGATGGTTTTCTACGTCAGTCTCATCGCTCCGAGCATCGAGTTTGAGCTTGTCGATGAGGTCAAACAAACGAAACGCGGGAACAAGGGCTTCGGCTCAACTGGGAGATGATATGAAAGACGAACTCTTTAACGAACTCTTTAAGACACCAACGCAGAAGAGACTTCTTCTTGAAGAGAAGCTGATACTGGCAGTCAAGGAGGAGCTGTATGGGCTCTATCAGGAAAAGGGCATCAACCGTGCAGACGTTTCTCTTCGAACGGGAATTTCATTGAATAGAATTAACGACATTCTTGATGGTGACGACGACATTACGTTGCGTGAGGTTGCTTCTCTTGCCTGGGCGGCCGAATCTCAATTGAGTGATATTGAGTTTCAACCCATCCCACAGGATGATGCTGTGTCTAGCTCTGAGATTTTCAGTGATGCGTGACAAGAATGATGAATTTGAAATTAGCTTGATTCCAAACTTTAGAGCTGATTTTATAAATTTACTTGGATATAGGGATGTCTTACGTTTTGTCCATAATTTTCAACACGAGCTTGTTCATAGTCTTGAGCTAATGAACTCCAAGAGTGATGAGAAGTCTGATGATTGACATGTATCAAAGATTCATTGACGACCTTCATCATGATTTGTGGCGTTGCATGCGTGAAAAGATGCACGGTAATATCGATGATATCGGTCATGACGTCAATCAATCAAACATAAATTTTATGCTTCGAAGCAGTCTTTGGAGTAACCTTGTGTCAGATGTACAAACAAATATTCGTACTCGAAGCAACGAATGGTCAAACGATGCGTAACTTGAATGAGAGACTACATAACAACTTCATCAATCGGTAATGGACTTGATGAAGTCATCAGTAATTACAACCTCAACAGCAGTCTTATATTCAAGATTAGGTACTACCTCAGCGACATCACTAGCGATATTCTTTGTAATTGTCTCATTGAATGTTTAAGTGACAATCATAAAAAAGATGATGGAATGTCAAATGCATAGCTTGAGTAATATTTGTAGTCGCTATCATCAAACCATCTGACATAGAATGGTTTAGACAAAAAAACATCAATTTCTTTTTCACGCAAAAAAGTTGATATCATCATCTCAATCAAAAGCTCGCCAAGATAGCCGGCATCAACTGCAGAACTATATCGACCAGAACGCTCTTTACTTTTCATTTGCTTCGCTAGTCTTTCCTTTTCAGATGCCTCGATTGCATCTCGCAATGCTTTTATTTCTGTCGTGAGACTGTCGATTGCTTGAACAATTTCAAAATCACTCATCTGTGTTCTCATCTCTTTTCGCTATCTTGTTAATTTTTTTGTTGATTTCTATGTCTAAACCAAGTTTATAAAAATGTTCAAAATTACTATAGATGTAGATGTGTTTAAAACTGTTGCGTTCGAACAAATTCACATTTACAAAACTACTAGTGGCTTCAATTAATTCAATCTCAAATTTATCATTCACGTCATGCATTTGACATTCCATCATCTTTTTTATGATTGTCGCTTAAACATTCAATGAGACCATCACAGATGCCAAGATTACTGTGTTCGCTGCGACCAAAAGTAAGCTCAATAAAAAACGCATTAATGAGTGTGTTTTTAACATCGGGCCAAATGTTATGTGAAACTTCATCTCTAAAAACTTTCTCAAATTTCTTGTTCACGTCACGCATCGTTCGTCTCTTTGACGCTCTGTTCGTTCTGTGCGGTTTGCTCGAGGCTGTGCTCGAGGCTGTGCCCGAGGCTGTGCCCGAAGCTGTTGTCCCAGAGGTTGTTGTTCCAGAGGCTGTCCCTGAGACTGTTTCCGAGGTTGTTTGCGATGCTGACCCAGAGGTTGTCCCTGAGACAGTTCCCGAATTTCTTGTTCAAGTCACGCATCGTTGGTCTCCTCAACGCTCTGTTCGTTCTGTGTGGTTTGTGTAAGGTTGTTTCCAAGACTGTTCTTGAGGCTGTCACTGAGGTTGCACCCAAGACTGAATCCGAGGCTATTCCCAAGGCTGTCCCTGAGGCTGTCCATGAGGCTGTGCTCAAGACTGTCCCAGAGCTGTTCTCGAGTTTCTCGTTCAAGTCACGCATTGTTGGTCACTTCAGAATCATGAATGTTTCTGACGTTTCGGAGATTGTCACTAATATCATCCATGATGCTCTGATCTCGATGCACCCAGAAGCTGTCCCTAAGACTAATCGCAAGATTGTTGCCGATGTTAGTACTAACGTCATACCAGAGGCTGTGCCCGAGGTTCTTTATAAAGTCGTCGTAGAGTCTCTTATCTAGATTATAAAATTTTATCACGGATGACCGCTGATGAGCGTAAAAAGCATCTATTTGACTATAAGAAGAGGCTTGTTGATGATATCAAACGCTCAAATGATATAGCTGCGGCTCATGGACTTCAAACATTCACAGACACAGATAGGGTGTTATCATGACTTCTAAGATTATTCATCTAGCTGCATTTGTTTTACTTTTCGGATGTGATATGAAATATAAGTCTATTCCTGAAAAGTCTGTCGACATTTGGCTGAGCGAGATGGGCATCGATGCTAGCCGGCGCAGTTGTGTCAATGACTACCCTGGGCCGATATCACATTGCACTGTTAGCACAAAGGTTGGATATATTCCAATGTTCATAAACCTTATCTGTAAAAATGATGGCTCCGGATGCTACATCAGGCCCGCCGTCAATGAATGATGTTTGAACACATTCACGTAGATTGATGATAATGGATACATGGATGCTCGACCGATTCTTTTCATCGATGCTCTTAACTGCTTTGCACGTCATTACATTAGACATCCTGCGATGTCATCACATGGGCATCAGGCGGGTGGTATCGTTGGGTTTCTCGGCTCGTTAGCTTATCTTACGACGCTTACGAATCCACGAGCAGTATACATCATTTGGGAGAGTGGTGGTTCTCCTCGTCGTAGGGCTATCTTTCCAGGATACAAGGAGGGTAGAAAACCTCCAAAGCTCAATCGATACTACGAAGACGATATTCCTGATTCAAAAGAGAACCGTGCCCATCAACAGCTGTTCTTGACAGAGGTGCTTAAGCATGTGCCCGTCTGTCAGCTGTTTGTTGAGAACTGTGAGGCTGATGACGTCATCGGTTACCTCAGCCGCAACACATTCAGGGATGAGAAGAAAATCATCGCATCATCTGATAGGGATTTTTATCAACTCTTGGATAGAAACACGATGGTGTATTCATGGGCATCGAAGAAATTCATCGGACCAGATGAAGTGAAGGCACAGTTTAACATTTCACCATCGAACTTTGTGCTTGCGAAGGCTGTGTGCGGTGATGTTAGTGATAACGTCCCGGGTGTTAAGGGCGTTGGCTTTAAAGGCCTTGCAAAGCGCTTCGACCTTACGGGTGATGAACCAATCTCTGTTCCTGAGCTTGTTAAGATGGCGAAAGAGAAGTGTGAAGATGGCCCAAAGATATTCAGCTCAATCGCTCAAAACGAAGAGTTGCTTTCTCGAAACTTCAGGGTTATGTATCTTGACACAGCCAATCTTGCGGCTGTTCAAATCATGAGAATCGATTCAATAATCCAATCATTTAAACCTGTTAGAAACCAGATTCAGTTGATGAGAGTGCTCATCGATGAAGGATTGGGCACGTTTGATGCTTTGGATTTCTTTTTCGCATTCTCTAAGATATAAACGCGTTTTTTGTTTTTTTCGAGGTCATTGATGTCAGCTGATGAAGGTGATGTTTCTTTTAAGTCGTTCGGTCGTCCTTTCCAAGAACGAGTGATTCAGGCGCTCTTGTCAGACCATGCCTGGTCGCAGCAGATGATGGAGGTTCTTAAGCTTGAGTATTTCGAGGTTGCACACCTTCGATACCTGTTTGACATCTATCAGAGACATTATCAGACGTATAAAACGTTTCCTTCAATCACGCTTCTTGCCACGATGGCACGCGACCAGCTCAGTGAGGGAAACGATGAGGTGATGTGTGCTCAGGTCGTTTCATTCCTTGGTGGGCTTAAGAGCAATCCAAACATCAATGACCTCCCGTGGGTGAAGGATAGGTCTTTAAATTTTTGTAAGAACCAAGCGCTTAAGCATGCTCTTGAAGAAGCAGTCGATTTGACGAAGAATGAGCGTTATGAAGAGATTGTCGGTCGAATCAAGTCAGCAATCACTGTCGGCACACCCAACACTGCTGGCCACGATTTTTTTGAGGACGCAGAGGCACGCTTCGTTAAAGAGAACAGAACGACTGTCGCAACCGGTCTAGCACATCTTGACACACGTGATGTGATGAATGGTGGCTTGGGTGGTGGAGAACTGGGTTGCATCTTGGCCGGCACTGGCGTCGGCAAATGCGCTCGTGGTAATTCAATTGTTCATATTAAACATGAACAAGTTTTGATTAATGGAAAAGCATATTATCCTTGGCAGTTTGTTATGACAAAACGAGGAAATATCATTGTGAGTGATATTCGAGAAGATGATGAGCTGGTCTGATACGTTATCATGTGCTATCTGTGGATTTGAAGCAGACAGCAATTTAATAACACATATCATTAAGCGACACAACATAACGATTGCTGAGTATAAACTTTTATATCCAGCGAAAGTTGTATTTCGATTTTCTGATGCTGTTAAGCAAAAGATGAGTGATGACAGACGAGACTATAATTCTGTTTATAGAAAAAACATTGCTGCAAAAGAAGCTAAAGAAAATCGCTGTTGGACTGATAAAATCGTATGTAAAATTTGTGGATTTGAGACTGCTTCATCTATTGTGTCTCACATTAATAGAAGACATAACATTACAGGCAAAGAGTATAAGCTAAAATATCCTAACTGCATTATTCAAAGAACAGCAACAGAAGATAGAGAAAAAGCTTCAAAAAATGCTAAAGAAAAATTTAAAGACCCGACTGTACGAGCTGCCTTTCTTGATTGGCGCTCGTTTCCGTCAGAAATAAAACATTGGGTAAGAAAAGGGTTTTCATTTGACGAAGCAAAAGAGTGTGTTAAAGAGTTTCAAATTAAAGCTAGTCTTTGTCAAAACAATAAACCTGAAACTCTTAATGCACGCTCTGAAGCGATGTTGGGTGATAAAAATCCGATGTCATTAGTATCAATTGCAACAAGAGCTGGTATTTCTATTGATGAAGCAGTTAAACTAACGCCATGTTACGGACGCACGAATGAAAAGCATCCGATGTTTGGGAAACATCACACAGCTGACGTTAAAGAACAGATTGCTGCAAATATGCCTAAAGCATTTTATAATCGTTCATCTGGTGAAATTGAGCTTCAAAACGTTTTAAAAGAACAATTTTGTGATGAGCTTATTGAAACAAATATAAGAGTTTTAACATATAACTGTGATATTGTTTTTCCCGTTAAACGTGTTATCGTCGAATATATGGGAGAATTTTGGCATCCACATGCAGACGCATTTTCTCCTACATGGGTTCATCCACGCACAAAATTAACCGCTAAACAGATGTGGGAACATGACAACTTAAAACTAAAAGCATTAACTGATGCTGGCTATAACGTTATCGTTGTGCGTGGTAAAGATTGGTGTTATCGTCGGTCAGAAGTTATTTTTGAGGTTAAAAATGCTATCAATCAGCCGTAATATTGTTGAACGTGATGTTAGTTTGAGTGCGCTCTTTGATGAGCTTAAGATTTCTGGTGAAAACATTGAAGTGTCAGCAAATTTCGATATACAAATTTTATCGTATGATGCTTCTACGAAAAATGATTGTTTTAAGCAAGTTGAGGGTTTCAGAAAAACAGAGCATCTTCCAATATGGCGACTTACTGTTATGCATGAAATGCTTGGTGCAATGTCGCTTGAGTGTGCATTTAAACATAATGTTTTAACAACTGTCGGATGGAAGTATGCACAAAATGTTATTAAAGGTGATTTAATAGTTGTTAGGGGTGGCTATACGGCAGTTGTTGTTGAATCGAATGAGACAGTTATTGAAAATGAGTCCCTATTTGATTTACAAGTTGCTGATACTCATTGCTTTTACACGAATGACATTCTTTCTCATAATTCACATTTTCTCGTTCAGTTGGGAGCGAATGCTGTGAAGTCTGGTCGAAATGTTCTTCATTATACGTTCGAGCTTTCTGAGAAGAAGGTCGGTATCCGATATGACTCAAACCTCTCAAATGTGAGTGCGACTGATGTGCCTGATGAAAAAGAGTTCATCAGAACGCATTATGAATCGAACAAGTCTAACTGGGGTCGTTTAATCATTAAGGAGTATCCAACCAGCACGGCTACAATCATGATGCTGAAGGCGCACATCGAAAAGCTCGCAATCACAAAGTCATTTAGGCCTGACGTAATCATCATTGACTACGCTGACATCATGAGGTCATCTAGGCAGTTTGATTCTCTTCGACATGAGCTTAAGCTGGTTTATGAAGAGCTGCGCACACTTGCAATGGAGCTCAATGTTCCAATCTGGACAGCGAGTCAGGTGAATCGCGATGGTTCTGACACTGATGTCGTCGGCCTAGACAAGATATCAGAAAGCTATGGTAAGGCGATGATTTGTGATTTCATCATCTCATTATCTAGGAAACCGATACAGAAGGCGAAGGGTCTCTGCAACATTTTCATTCCAAAAAGCAGACTCGGTAAGGACGGCATCATTTTTCCTGGTAAGATAGACACATCACGCTCAATCATTGAAGTGCTTGACGCGAACGTTGATTTAGAGGATTTCCAAATGAGTGCAGACACAGGAATGAAACAGCTCCTTAAAGACAAATGGGAGCAGGTCTCAGCAGACAGGATGGTGTCTTTAAGAAGCATCAACAAGGTAGCCAATGGTTCAAGCTCTGGTGAGGATGAATGACGATGGTTTCCTTTAAAGACGCATTAGCTGCATCAGTTGAGTACTTCGGCGGTGATGAGATGGCCGCAGATGTGTTCATCAAAAAGTATGCGTTGCGTGATGAAAATCATGAACTACTTGAGATGACGCCCGATGACATGCACAGACGTTTGGCACGTGAGTTTGCTAGGATTGAGGCGAAGTATCCGAACCCGATGTCTGAGGATGAGATATTTGAACTGCTCCGAGATTTTAGATACATCGTTCCACAGGGTAGCCCGATGTCTGGAATCGGAAACGACTATAGCATACAAAGCCTGTCGAATTGTTTTGTAATCAAGTCGCCGTATGACTCATACGGCGGCATTCTTTACACTGACCAAGAACAGGTTCAGATAATGAAGAGACGCGGGGGTGTGGGTTTCGACATCTCAACAATTAGGCCTGCTGGTCTTATCACGTCGAATGCGTCTAGAACAACTGATGGCATAGCAGTTTTCATGCAAAGATTTTCGAACTCATGTCGCGAGGTTGCACAGGGTGGCCGCCGCGGCGCACTGATGCTTACTCTTGACATCAGACATCCTGACGTCGAGACGTTCATCGACATCAAGAAAGACTTAACAAAAATCACGGGTGCAAACATCTCTCTTCGTGTATCAGATGAATTTATGAAAGCCGTTGAAGATGATAGCGATTTTACACTTCAATGGCCTGTTGACGCAATAGAACCAACTTACACACGCACCGTTAAAGCACGACAGATATGGGATAAGATAATTGACTCAGCATGGAGCGCAGCAGAACCGGGTGTTCTGTTCTGGGATACTGTCAAGCGTGAAACACCGGCTGACATATTTTCAGATGAAGGGTTCGGTTCTGTTTCGACGAATCCCTGCATCGTCGGTGAGACACTCATAGCTGTTGCTGACGGTAGAAATGCTGTTTCAATTAAAAGTTTAGCTGATGTTGGGCAGGATGTTCCCGTTTATTCTACAAATCCTACGACGGGTCGAGTTGAAATAAAAATGGGTCGAAATCCTAGAAAAACTGGAGAAATGAAAGAGGTTTGGAAGTTGATTCTTGATGATGGAAGCTCATTGATAGCTACTCCTGACCATAAAGTAATGTTGAAGACGCTAGAGTATGTTGAGCTGTCTAAGCTCAAGGCGGGCATGAGTGTTTTTCCGTTTTATTCATTCAATTCAAACGGGTATCGACAGGTAGCAAATACTGGTGCTGATATGGCTGGAGGAGCTAAACGAAATCGTCGCCAATATCGATTAATCAATGAGTTTTATCATGGAGATGTTGACGCCAAAAACATCGCAATTCATCATATCGATTTTGATAGCACCAATGATAATATCAGTAATTTGCAGTTAATGACGCATGAAGAGCATAGAGCATTACATGCTGACTGCATGCGCGGTGCCGCAAATCCATATCACAGAATGACTGCTGAACAAAAACATAACTTCGCTAGTCATCCAGGTGAGAAAAATGGGCGTTATTTAGGCGTCACAAATGATGAATTGATAGAGCACGGAAGAAAAGCCTTATCAGAAAATGGACGACTCACAGTTAGCATATGGACAAACTATGCTAAGCAACATGGCTTACCCTGTCATGTTGCTAATGAATTTCGTTTCAAGCGATTTTCTGCTTTTAAAGACAGGGTTATCAATAACCACAAGGTTGTTAGTGTTGAATTTTTCGGTTATGAGGATGTGTTCAATATTACTGTCGATGATAATCACAACTATCATGTTATTACATCTGGAAGCCCAGACGATAAGTTCATTCAAGCGTCTGGTTTGTGTGTAAAAAATTGTGGTGAAATTGTTCTAAGTCCTTATGATAGTTGCAGATTGCTCGTTGTCAATGCTCTTTCTTATGTGAGAAATGCATTCACTGAAGATGCAACATTCGACTTGAAGCTGTTCAACGAGCATGCAGTCAAGGCACAGAGATTGATGGATGACTTAATCGACATTGAGATTGAGCACATCGATGCGATAATCAAGAAGGTTGAATCTGACCCTGAACCTGATGATATCAAAGCAATCGAGACAGCGCTATGGCAGAAGATTAGGGATGCATGTGTCAAGGGTCGCAGAACAGGCCTGGGCCTCACGGGTGTCGGTGATACATTGGCATATCTAAACATCAGATACGGTTCAAAGGAGAGCATCCTCATGATTGAGGAGCTGTATCGTTCTTTGGCTGTCGCAGCCAACAAGAGCTCTGTGCAACTAGCTGTTGAGCGTGGTGCATTTCCCATCTGTGATGTCAGCAGAATGGTCAAACATCAATTCATTTCACGTCTGTTAGATGCATCAGACGCTGAGACACGAGCGGCATTCATGAAATACGGCCGGCGCAACATTTGTCTCACAACGACTGCTCCTGCTGGCTCTGTGTCTCTCATGACTAGGACGACGTCTGGTATTGAACCCGCATACATGTTGCAGTATGTGCGTCGTCGTAAGCTCACACAGAATGATGTCGGTATCCGTGTTGATTTTGAAGATTCGATGGGCGACAAGTGGCAAGAGTACGATGTTTTTCATCCTGGGTTCAAGCATTGGCGAGATGTTTCTGGCCTGACTGATGTTAAGAGCAGCCCGTATCATATGTCGACGTCGAACGACGTTGATTGGGTTGCATCTGTTGATGTTCAAGCAGTTGCTCAACGCTGGATTGAACATAGCCTCAGCAAGACGTGCAACCTACCCGCTAGCACAACGCGTGATGTCGTCGCTCAGGTCTATATGCGTGCATGGAAGACCGGTTGTAAGGGTTTCACTGTGTATCGAGATGGTTGCCGTGCTGGTGTTCTCGTTAGCGCTAAAACAAATGATGTTGCAGCGACGACAAAGACGACAAGGCCGAAAGAGCTTCCATGTGAGATTCATCATGCAAACATCAAGGGTGAGGCGTGGACGATACTAGTTGGCATGATTGATGAAAAGCCATATGAGATATTCGGCGGTTTATCAAGATTCGTTGAGATACCGAAGAAGTATGACAGAGGCCTAATCATCAAGAACGAAAGAAAGACGATGGCCGCGACATACGACCTACGCATATGCAATGGGTCTGATATTACAATCAAGGACATCGTTGAACAGTTTGATAATCCGAATCACTCTGTGATGACACGGATGATATCGCTTGCTCTTCGCCAAGGAGCGCCGATACAGCAGGTGGTTGAGCAATTGCAGAAGGGCGACCGTGATAGCGATATGTTCTCATTCGCTAAGGTGCTATCACGTGTTCTTAAGGGCTACATCGTTGATGGTGCAGAGACTGACATCGTCAAGAAGTGTGATAGCTGTGGTGGCACAAAGTTTCACTATAGCGAAGGATGTGTTTCATGTAGCTCGTGTGGGTGGAGTCGTTGCTAGATGCGATGCCTATTTAGTCAGTGGAGTGATTAACCCGATATGACGTTGATATCTGACCCAGACCTACTTCAAGACAGCGCAGCGAATGATAACTCAACAGAAGTGTATATCAACACATCTACCCTAACGATAAAGCTTGTCGTTGTCGGAGATTTATCGACTGATGGCGTCACTCTTAAGTGTCTGTATTCGTTCTTAAAGGAACAGTGGCGGAGTGACCCAAACTCGAAGAACCTAGCTGCTTTTCCTTTTCCGATGGTGCCCATCACTGATGAAAGCTTTGAGTTTGTTGATGGATGGGACCTGTTCAACGATACTGCTCGTTATCTTATTAGAACGGGTGGATGGACAGTAAGAAATACGTTAGGAAACGTTACACAGAGATGGTCAGGCATCATAGGACTTGGCACGATTGAGGCTAATGACCAGTTATACTTTCAGCAAGCAACAGGAACTCTAGGGTCGAACATTCAATTAACTGGTCAGGTTAATCAAGCAGTACAGGTTTTTAGAGACGATGACGGTGATGGAGTAACATCTGAGGGCTCTGACTACGACCGTCGAAACGTATTCAAGTTATTCGTTCGAGAACAAGCACAAACATACGATGATGCAAATCTCGTCGACATTGGTGTTTCGTCGATGGACTCGATTGCATATCGATTCCCCATTAGCACTGCGACTGACCTTAACATCACTGCAGCTGACACTGCGATATCATCATCTCAGCCGTATCAAAACATTCACATAAAGTACTTCAGCGCATCATATAAGAGAGACGTTGATACAACAAACAGTGAGAGGTCATTCGGCATCGTAATCGATGCAGGAACATGTTCTGGTCCTGATGGTTTTACGTCAGGAAGCACTCCGATATTTTCGTCATCGCTTGGAATCATATCAGCGTCGCTATACACGACTGGAACGCTCACAATCCACACTGGGTCTAATAAGGGTACATATTCTATTTTGGGAACGCCTGGCCCGTTTGGATTGACAACGACAACGAACTTTCCAAGCACATCATTTGGTCAGTCGTACACAATTCAACGTGCTGTGCCATTAGCACCCTCTGCAGAAGAGATATACGAAAAGGTACAATGGAGTCTTAGACAGAATGCTAACATCAATGTACAGACGGGTACATTGGGTGGAACATACGTTACTGGGTCAGTTGCTGATCTTTTGTTGAGATTCGTCGGAAGCACACTAGAGGCCGGAACGCTTAATCCTACGAATCCGCTGACTGGTAGCTCAAACGGTGGCGTAATCATTGAAGGGTTTAATAGCTCTGACACGAACAGACTGACATTTAGAGATAACGGTGGTACCGATAGAAGTTTCCCGTTCGTAGCAACGCTATCGTTACAGTTTGGTTCAAATCTTACTGCTGACGCTAGTGGTAGCTATTGGGTGTATTTTTCAGACCTTCCTGGAACAGGTAGCGATTTCGGAACATCAGGCGCCGTCATCGTCAATGATAACGCTGGTCTACGAATGTCAGGTAGCATTTTGGGTCAATCAACAATCACTAGAACGTTTAACTATGATGGAAACGTGCAGGGAGGTCGAACACCTGCGACAGATGCAACAATCACTGCAATCGCAATCGGTTTGAGCACTGGTCAGTATGTTAGAGCAGAAGGAACGATTGCAAGAAGCACGTCTAATACGATTTCACTTGTCGCTGCTCTAGAAAGAAATTATCAAAATCCTTGATGTTATAATGTTTAATGCATGACCACATATGCTATAACGACGGCGGTCAATATCGATACCCTCGCTGCTAAGGGAGGCAGTGATACGTATAACATCAACGGCGGTTATCTAACTGTCGACCAAGACTCAAGATACGGCACGAATAATAACACGTCTGCTGGAATGGGCAACATCACGCTATCAGCGACGCTTGGCGGCACCATTGAATTTAACTCAACTCTAGTTAGACTCATACCATTTGATACTGGTGCTAGCACAGTACCCGCTAGCAACACAACAATATCAATCGGCGGGGCTAGCGGGCTTTTGATAGGTGTGTATTCTGCGTTGAATGTAGCACCCACGGCTGCAGGTGCTGCAATGCCTGCGTCTGGATACATCAAAATAAAGCAATGGAACTCTGTTGCATTTACTGCTGGAGCGTTGACTGGTATCAGTGCAAGTGCAACAGGAGCTGATATCGCTGGTTGGATTGAAATTGTCGGTGTTGATGCACTCACAGTGACGGTCAACAGACTCAACACATTCCTCGTCAGGGGTGATTGGTATGCAATAGGAACGACAGATGGCAGTCGTGCAACAACATATCAGATACCAAGCAATGGCTCATCAGCAGTGTATCTGCCCGGTGTTTGGGTTGAGACATCTGCGTCATCTGGTGTTTATGAATTTTATCCATGCGCTGGTTCGCAAACAGCACTCTTAGCGTCTATAGCGACGGATGCAGTCAGGGGTAAGGTATGTTGGATATCGACTGCTGGTTTGCTTCGTTTTGGGCACGACGGAACAAATTCAACCGGAGGATACATCCCTGCAAGCGGGTTACGAATTCGTATTCCAAACATATTTTTTGTCTGTTGTACTGCAGCAACACCAACCGCGAACGTTCTTCCAAATGCTACGCTTGCAACAAGAATGGAGTTTGCGACAACAGGAGCAGGTGTCATTGATATCGACAAGGCCTGCATCAACTGGTATTGCAACTTTGTTCAGCCTTTCTCTGTTGCATTAACGAACACAGCAATTTTAACTGCACTCGTTGTTCAAGAGATAGCATCACCGATTGTATGGTCAAACATCGGTGTCGGGCATGAAGCAGCAAATGCACAGCTTGCATTGAACATGACGCTATGTTTCGCTGGTGGCACGATTGATACATGCGTCTTTGCACGTGCAACGCTTGCATCAGCTAGCACATACATCGTATCGATGGCAGATATAAAGGAATTCACATTCACCAATGTAAAGTTGTTTTCGCTGGCTGCTCGTGGAAATGCCACGACCGGTGCGGCAACAATCACTCGAATGGCTAGCTGTGTGTGGTCAAATACGACAGTCGGATGCGGCCGGGTGTTTTTAACAACATGTGCAGATTGTTCATTCACGACGACGACATACTTCGATGTGCCTGCATCAACGACAGCAACAACGAATCCGATGTATGCATTCGACCTTGTTACTGCATGCACAAACATCACAATCGACGGCTTGACATTCGGCGGTCTGACGCTTGTTCAACCGTATAACGGTGTTTTAAATGTTGGGTTGGCTGGTTGTAGCAACATTAAATTAAGAAATATCGGTTCGTATGCATCGCCGTTAGATATGGGTGATACGAGACGAAACAACCTCGTCTGGTCACGCATCACAACGACAGCTGCTGTCACGGGTAGCGCACACGGGCTGAACGTCAACGACATTGTGTATGCGATAGTTTCAAGCAACATCGCGGCCGTCACTGTTGGTGCGAAGACGGTTACATCGGTACCATCTGCAGACATATTTACGTTCGCTGCATTAAACGCCGGCAGTCTTTCCGGAACATTGAGCTATTATCCAACTATGACAAGCACATTAGTTGCATTGGTCGCTGGAGCTGCTGCGGATGGTATCGAGGTTAAAAGATGCTACACACCACACCTTAGAACGAACGTGTACACGGCAGATAACTCTAGCAAGAACGTGTTGTTTGAAAATGTCATGGGAGATTACACAAATGCTCCCGTGTTTAATGCTTTAAATGAAGAGTTGAAGGGAGCTTTTGCAACACCATCATTGACCGCACAAACATCAGTGTATGGAACGCACTGGTTCGATTGCTTCACTGGTGAGGTATATTCTGGCTCTGCTGTGCCATGGACACGTGTCACGACGACAGCAACAGTGACATCATCATTACATGGTTTAAGAACGGGTGAGACAGTCATTGTGTCTTCTGCTAGTAGTGGTGATACGACAATAACGCGTGGGGCTAAAGCAATCACTGTTGTGACTGCTAGTCAGTTTACGTTCACGTGCTTAAACGCTGGTTCGACATCAGGAACATTAGATGTTACTAATGCTACTGGTCGAGTCGGTCTGATGATGAACGAATCAACCTCTGATACGTCAGACCAATATACATTGTCTGGCTCGTCAGCATTTACATCAGCCGGCGGTCTTTATATGCCCAGCGTTGGGCAACAGGCTATTTTCACATCACCGAATTACTTCTTGGGTCATACTGGATTTGCGCTAGCAGAACCAATCATGGCTGGCGGAACACTGACGAACTACAACATCTATTATGCTCTAGACAGGAATGATGGTAATGGATTCGGTTCTGGTTCTGTGTCAGGAACGTTCTATAACATGTCTCTACCGAAGACTGGAGGAGGCGGCGCGTCGGGTGCATCAATAGTCACGATGGATGTGACAGATGGTGTTGCACCCGATGATTATGTGTTTGGAACAAACGTAAGTCCTGGTGCACGTGTCGTGTCTGTCTTGAACACGCGTTCTGCATCTATCGACAGACCGAACATCGGCGCAGTGTCTGGTATCCTTCGCTTCTGTCATCTACCGAATGAAACGAACATCAATCCAGCGCTTGGATTTCGAAAAAAGATTTCATTATTCACAAGCGCAAGCAACGCTACAGCAATCACGTCTCTATACTCATTGACGCTTTCAACAACGGGTTCTAGGGTCTATCAGTACCCTCTAGACCTTGTGCCTCTCACTATCACTAACCTGAAAAATCCGTCTGAGGTTAGGGTGTTTGCATATAACACTACATCATCTGTCGCAGGAGAAGAATCTGTTACATCAGGAATTTTCACAGCATCAATTGACGTTACGTTGTATCCAGCAGTTGATATATCTGTGTTGTCATTGGGATACCAAAATACACGTTTTCTTTCACAATCACTTGGTTCTGGATTAACGCTTCAGGCAGCTCAAGTCATTGATAGACAGTACAATAATCCCTGAGTTAGGCTCATATGACGTATACATTCGACGGAGCGAACAAGTTAGTCATATTAGATGCTGGAACGACTGCATTCTCTGTCAAAGACCTGTACTCACGTTGGAAAGACTGGGTCATGACCGATGATAATTCAAAATACGTTTATGCTTTTTCAAGCATCGGTGGAGACCCAATCGGTTCTGGCCTGTATGTTGCACCCTACATCTTTCTTAATACGACTAATGGGTGGATGATTAGACCTCAAGAGCTTGACCATGAAGTTAGAATAACTGGAAATCTATACTCACTTGACCCAAACCTTACAATGTTCACTCCAACACTTGGAGATTTTGTCGTCACAATCATCATCGAGCGCTCCTCAGCGGCAATTGCTGTGACTGTCGGTGGTGTAGACCAAGCTACTGTTCAGGCGGCATTAACTGCACAGGGATACACGACAGCACGCGCCCCCAAGATAGATAATTTGGATGCAGCTGTTTCAAGCAGAGCATCTCAGGGTCTCACTGACAATCAGGCGACAATGCTTCTAGAGTTGTATAACATCATGGGCCTTGACCCGACGAAACCATTAATAGTTTCTACAACACAGCGTCGTGTGTCAGACGGCTCAGACATCGAACAAACTATATCAACTGCAGGTGATGGAACTGTAACAGTCACGAGAGTCTGATGTTGATTGTATCTCCTGTTGACATTGCTACAATGGGCATGTTAGCTGGCCCGTATAGCATTAGTATGCTTGGGATGCAATCAAGTGATGATGCAGTATATGAATCGACTGTTAATCTATACCGTCCGAGACATTTACGTGGTGGTTCAGGTTCTAAAAATGATGAGCGACATAATCAACGTGCTGTAGTTATTGATTATTCTTTAAAAGCTTTTGCGCCATTTATCGATTTTTCAAATGAGCTAGTCGGTTCAAAAAACTTTACAGTTGATGACTCAACGTCAATTATCATGTCTGCAGTCATCGTTGATGTGAATAATAACATGAATGAACACTCAGAAATACTTATAAGCGCTGGAATGGTGCGTAGAAATGACTGACGAAAAAATAGTCTTAAATCTCAATGAAACAAATGAGTTACTTTTAAAGGTTGCAATAAAGGGCTCAAGTAAAGAACCGTCAGCTGTTAGGTTGGTGTTTGAGAATTTAGAGAATGCATATGTCGTTAAGGGTAAGCAAAATGATGACGGTATGCATAAGTTTATCGTCCCTAGCATGGAGAGTAAGGGATTTGATGAAGGAACGTATAAAGCTCTTGTTGAAGTCATTATCGACGGTAGATACTTTACCCCAGTTCAATTTGATGCAAATTTTGTCAGACCGATGTCTGTACAAGTAGAAACGATACAACAAGCAACACATTCTAGCGTAATTGAACAGCAGCAAATAAATGTTGAGGCATCGATGGCTAAACCCATTGTGAAGCAACAACTAAAACCACAACTACAGCCGCAAACTCTTTCACAGCCAAAACAGCAAAAACAGCATGAAAATGCACAGCAGAAGGTAGCTCAAACAAAATCAGTAGCTGAACACATTAACAGAGAAGCTGTTAAAAAGCATGTAGAAATAAAGAAAAAAGTAGCCAGCATCAAAGAAAGCACTGCACCGATAGTAAAATCAAAAGAAATGATTAAGATGAAGGTGAAAGATTTCAAAAAGCTTGTTGCTGAGTCAATAGATGTTGATGATGATGAGTTTTCTGCTAAAGAACAGGCCATCATCGACTCTGTCTTTCGTCGTAAAAGATGACAATGAAAACGCAGTTCATATAAAATGAACACATGCGTATTTGCACAAAGCCCAGAGTTTATCTCATCGCCAAATCACAGCTGAATGTTCAGGGAATAACGTCGTTCTTACAAGAGCAGTGTCTTGCATGGCCCACAGAACCCTTGGGCTCTAATTCTCCATGTGGTCCTGAACAGCTGACAGAGTTGGCTGGAAGATGTTGCTACATGAGTTTTGGAAATAAGGCTGGCTCAAAGACGAACGCAACCTACATCGATAATCTTCTGGGTAGGCTTCCTGATGGGTCATTCAGAGCAGGTCCAGCGCACGGCTCAGTGCTTGAGCATGCATCATTCAGCTTTCTCGTCGTCGGAGCCGGTCGAGGATTTTCACATGAACAGATACGCCATCGTGCTGGTTGGGCATACTCACAGCTCAGCACACGATACTGTGATTTTGAGCGTGATGGTGATGAAGAGGGTACATGGGACCCGGGCTTCACAATTCCTCCCCTCGGACAGCTTAATGCAACGACAACGTCGGCAATTGAAGACACACATCGTGCTGCACTCGATGCATACAAGAGCATCCTCATGATGATTGAACATGACCTGCGACAGAACGAGGAGTTCATGGCATCATTGTCTGTTCATCCAGAAAGAGAGCAGAAGCGTATGTTAAGAAAGGCGGCTAGAGGAGCTGCACGTGATGTTCTTCCGAACGGCACAGAGGCAATCATGGTGATGACAGCAAATGCTCGCTCAATATGGAACACGATACCGCTAAGAGCAACTGAGCACGCTGAGGCCGAGATTAGGGACGTCTATGTGCAGATTGCTCGCATCATGGAGACAGAGATGCCGACCCTATTCAGAGGATTGAAGTTCATCAGGCTTTGGGACGGCTCAGAGGCCGTTGAGATGCCAAGGGATAAGGTCTGAGCTGTTGTGTAATGTCATCGACAGATGTGTGATGATTTAATCTTGTCAAACATGGTTGATACCGACATCATGACTGGGGATGTAATCACGTTTCCGCATAACAGTTTCGGTGTCTTCGACAAGAATATAATCGCACGTGTTGAATATGACTGGAACAAGAAGATGTTTAAGTTTCCTCAGTGTGGAAGCGTAATGTTTTTGGTTGTTTCATGCGATGAGTATTGGATGTGTCTTTTATGCGATTGTAATGTGTTTCACACGAATCGAAAAATAATGCCTCTTGATTACAACATCGTCTCTAGGATTCTAGAAGATGCGTCAAAGTGAGCTACATGTTGGGATGCTATATACATCGAAGTTCAACATGCGTATTGATGAAGAGTTGTCGATGCTCATGATTTCACGTTTTAGTTATGGTTATCACATTGATACGAGTGTTCATGCAGGAGAACCGCTGTTGTTGATTAAGAGTCATGCTCATATTGATGATTCACCAAGCACTCATTTGGGCTTCGGGTCGAGCGTTGTTCTTTACAAAGATGAGCTGTTATACGTCAATGCTATATTCCTAGAGCCTCTTCATTAAATGATGAACGATATACTGCGTGATAGTTAGCCATATGGTTCAGATGATTGATGATAAACTGCTACAACTTAATGCTGACCTGCTCTTGCAGCTACAAGAGCTACAGTCTGTCATCAATAGAGCACGCACTGCAAGAACGAGTGCAGACTGTCCGATATGCCAACCAGATGAGCAGTGTGCAGCTCATAAGCATGCATCACGTGCTTCAGTGAAAGCATTGACTGCTCGAATCCAGGAGCTTGAAGAACAGCTCATCAAAGAGCAGATGCTAACAGAGGCCGCCGAGAATGCGCTTTCAAATGAGATGGAATCATCAAAGACGCTTCGTGATGCACTGCCTCGTATGTTAGAGCTTGCACGTGAAGATGCTGTCGCGACGCTTCCAGAGCTTGAAAAGAGAGACAAAGAGCACGTTGAGTACGTCTTTCGACTTGCAAAGCGTCTAGGCATTCATCCTGACACAAGCCTATTCCGTGTTCAATCGATGCTTGAGGATGCGATTCGTAAGCTTGTCAAGTAGTGATACTGATGTCATCATCATGATATGATGACTAGATGTCATTGTTCATTGCACTAGAGGGTGCAGACGCAAGCGGAAAATTTTCACAGACGAAGAGACTTGAAAAGTACTACACGTCTGTCGGTAAGCGTGTCATTAGATTTGCGATGCCTGAGTATGAATCAATCTCAGGAGAAATGGTCGCAGGCTATCTTAAGGCTGATTGGACTGCGATATTGAGCCCTGATGCTGATGTGAAGAAATACACAAAGAGTGTGTCTTCATATGCATTTCAATGCTGTCATCTTGTTAATAAACTTGAGTCAATGCCCGAATCCTTGTGGCGGCGCAAGCCATTCGCTGCTGATGGACCAGATGACGATATCGTGTTCATCGCAGACCGCTTCAATGCATCTGCATATGCATATGGCCATGCTGCAGGTGTTGATGTTGATTGGCTCATCAACGTGTATCGCCATCTTCCACAGCCAGACATCAACATCTACCTTGATATCCCAATCGAGGAGAGCTTTCGCAGGCGCCCAGAACGTCGTGATGAGTATGAGAAAAATTCAGCTCTTCTAGAAAGGGTGAGAAACTCATACATTGATATCTTCAAGAAGCTAGATGTCGGTGGAACATACAACATAATTGATGCTAACTGTGATGAAGAGGCTGTTTTTCAAAAGCTTTTGATTGAGCTTATTTCGTTTGAAAATATGAGGTGTCGCCGTGGTCGATGATGCGTTTTTCAATAGGATGAAGGGGTACGAGGCTGTCTCACAACACACTCTTATGAGACGATCGCCAGTCATCGTTCGTGTTGATGGGAAAAATTTCAGCAATCTAACGCGAGGGATGAATAAACCGTTTGATGATAGAATGACGGTATGTATGAAGGCAGTTGCTCGCCGATTGGCTGCTGAAGCACAGAACTGTAGGATTGCTTATCATCAGTCTGATGAGGTGTCGTTGCTTTTGACAGATTTTCGAACACTAAACAGTGAGCCGTGGTTCGCAAATCAGGTGCAGAAGATATGCTCTGTTGCTGCTGCATCTGCAACGTCTGCGTTTGCACGTGAGTTCATCATGCACTTTCCAGACCGAGCGCGTGAAGGGCAACTTCCCATCTTCGATGCGAGGTGCTTTAACATCCCGCGTGAAGAGGTCACGAATTATTTCATTTGGAGACAGCGTGATTGTGAAAGAAATAGCATAAGCATGGCTGCACAGGCCCATTTTTCTCACAAAGAACTTCATGGCATGAACAGAACACAGATGATGGATATGCTCATGCTTAAAAAGGGTGTCAATTGGAATGATTATGATGCTGGGTTCAAGCGTGGAAATGTTGTCTTAAAAGAAAAGTTGAACGATAACGTCGTGAATTCTGTCGTTCGTTCAACATGGGTCGTTAGTGAGGCACCAATCTTTTCTCAGAACCGTGATTTTATTGAGCGATTCCTTAGAGACGAGGAAGATAGGACGGAGACGATGTGAAAAAGAATAAACGGATGAAGGTGCCCAGATACACAAGACAACGAACGAGCTATTCATGTGGCCCAACAGCATTAATCAACCTGGGTAAGTGGCTTGGGTATCGTTTTTCAATCAAAAAGCATCATGACCAGCTGGTTGGGCTCAGTCGAACAACCCCAATCATGGGAACGTCGATAACAAATTTTGACAAAGCGGTTAGAAAGCTGTTTGGAAGCGTTGCAGTCATCAAAAAGAGGCGCTTGCCAACGTATGCTAGCATAATTGGGCATCTCAGATGTAAGAACTGTGCCGTTGTTCTTTTGTATTGGAGACCAGACGATGATTATGGGCGCGATGCGCGTGATGCGATAATCGGACATTACACGCTTGTCTTACCAGATGAATCAGGAGATGGTGTCGTGTGCATTAACGACTCAAGGGTATCAACAAGCGTCATTCGTTCAGGCGAAGAGATAAAGTCGCGTCTCAGGTTCATCAGAAAGAACAGATTTGAGGATGCATTTGTTTGGTTCATCCAGGGATAGCATCGCCGTTGAACCCAACTGTATCATGTCATGTATAATTTGAACATGGAAAGACAACTTTACAGACTTGATGACAGTGTGCTAGCACAGCTTGTGAAGCTATTGCAGTTAGCGATGCTAACACAGACAGATATCTCTGACCACATGAGACAAATCGTTCTAGAGCCATCGACGACTGATACGAGCCGGCTAGTTCTGACTCCTGAGTATCGTGAAAAGGATGCTAAGGATGTTCAAAAGTTTCTTGATGATGCCGTTGCGAAGATTGAAGCGATGAACCCGTCGG